GACGCTATCCGCGCGGATACGGTCTTCCGCTTCTACGGACGGGACATGCGCCTCTTAGAGCCAGGGCAGGTCACAACCTCCCACGTACCCCTTGCTCCAGGCCTCGACTTCACGACCGCCGAGGTGGTCCTGAAGCTGATGGCAGTGCCAAAGCCGCCACCCCGGCGCAAGTGGTCGACGTCGATGGGCCTTCGGAGGCCGTCACAAAAGAGGGATGGATGATCAGTCACACGCACCAGGGCCGCGGCGAGAGCGTTTCCCTTGCCCTCGTCGACGATCTGAAGACTTTAGCCAACGACCTTGAGGCGATGTGCGTCTGGTCAGCCGCCCTGCTCGACGAAGTGCTCGCCAAGCACGGGTACTAACCGCATACAGATAACGGTATCTGTACACCTTTAGACATGGGGGAATATGTCCACCACTGATGCGGTTGAGCTTTTGCTCGCCAATATCCACGCATTGCCTGATGACGAGTTCGGCGTCCTGAATTACGTTCCCTTCGCAGTGGAGGGTGATGAGGTTGACGCCATCAAGCGCAGGATGAGCCAGGCAATCGTCAATCTCTTCCAAAACGCCGGCTATTCTATGGAACTGGGCGCCCACCGCCAGCCGGTGGTCAACCGTCAGGTCACGATTGCCTGTCGCACCTGTAGCGCCGAGCTGATTACGGCCACCGTAGACGACAGTGGGCACGTAGCCGTTCCGGCCGCGTATGTGATCGACGGCATGGCATCGCGGTCGCGCGAATGCCCCCACAATGTCCAGACCCTCGAAGATCAACGGCGCCTCATTGAGGACACCATCGCCGCGGCGGCCCAAGAGTGAGTTGGCGGGGATACCCCACGACCCAGACGACCCACAGGTATGCGTCGACGCTGGGAGAGCGCTACTGCATGCCGATCTACTTTACCGACGAAGCAGGGGCCGTCGACCACGCCAAGCGCGCCCAGAAACTGTTAGGCGGATTGCCGGGCATGGACACCATGCAGGTTGAGGAATTGAGCCCTGAGGGCGAATGGGCGCCTACCTGGAGGGCTGATGACTAAACAGGCCGGCATGGTCAGCCTTTTCGGCAAGATGACCAACACCGAGGAAAACCCGCCGCTCACCTTCGATGACAGTCAGGCGCGGATGATCGTCGAGTTCCTGATCCCGAAACTGATCATGGATATGCCGATGATGAAGGCCCACGGCTTCACCTGCTCGGTATCCGAGGATGAGAGGGGCTGGAACGTGAGGATTGATCGCCCGTGATCTATGAATACAGCAACCGCGATGACGATATCAGCGTCGAGGTAAGTGGCGACCACATTCTCATCGAGGTCTACGCAGAGTACGCGTCGTATGGATCGGTCAGCCTCCCTCGTGACGAGGCCGCGAAACTTCACGCGGCCCTCGGCAAGGCGCTCGGGATTGATCGCCCGTGATCGCCCAGGATGTCGCCAAGGCCGCGGTTGCGAAGCTTTTAGAGCCCACCCACGACTACCTAGGCAAGTGGTTGGAGTTCACCGGCACCAACCTGACCGATGAGGACTACCAGATCCTCTGGGTCCATTTCGAGCGCCTGGCCCGCTGCATGCAAGGGCTGGTCGACTTCATGAGCGATTCCGGCCCACAGATCGGAGCGGATATGTCACGCATGAATGACCTGAGTCGGAGCCTCGCGGAGATGTCGCAGGCCAGTCGAGACTCGATCCTGTGACATGCGCCGGGCACCTCGGCGTGTGATTGCCTGGGTTCACCGCCTGGGCGGCCACAGGCAGTATTTCAGCCACTTGTGGATCATTCCCGTGATCAAGTGCTCGTGCGGCCGGGAATGGCTTCTCTAGCCCCCGTTTAGGGCGATGATCGAGTCATCGACGTCCTTGAGGCGTCTATCGACTTCCACCAGTTCTGTGGACGCCTCGCGCAGTATCTTCCGTAATTTGGCCTGTCGCTGTTCGAGGCTGCGTCGGTTGATCGCCAACCGCGCGCGAACCTCACTGACGGTCATGCCCCTCGGCAGTTTGAGGATCGTCATACCTCCACCATCGCCTCGTCTCGCAAGATAATCAACATCTTGGCGATCTCACCGAGCGTGTCGCCGGCGGCGCCCAACTCCCCGGGCGTCTTGGTGACAAGCTCCATCTGCGCTTCTTCTTTGCGGTTGCGAAAGCCTCGTTTCGGCTTGGTGTACTCGCCGATGAAGTCGGCGGCGCGGACATGACCATTCTGAGCCATGCGGATGATGCCGTTGAGGTACTCCAGAACGCCCATGCGGTTCTCATCGACTACGGGGTTGAGCTGCTCCACCATCTCGTCTACGCGATGCACGGCCTTCACCTTGGCCACGGCCTCGGCGATCTCTTGGTCGGTAACGTGGGCGCTCTGCACCCTGACTGCGCTCCTCGCCCCCACCGGCAGGTAGAGCGCGTCCCCCATACCTAACAACGCCTCCGCGCCAGCTTGATCCAGCACCACGCGACTGTCTGTCGCGTTGGATGCCGCGAACGCCAGTCGCGAGGGCACATTCGCTTTGATTAGTCCCGTCACAACATCCACAGAGGGCCGCTGAGTAGCGAGTACCAGGTGTATCCCCGCGGCCCGCGCCTTCTGCGCGATGCGGACAACACTGGCCTCGATCTGCTGCTTATGGGCCATCATGAGGTCGGCCAGCTCGTCGATGACCACGACAATGTAGGGCTGCCCGATGCCGTCGATATGACGGACCCCGGCGTCCTTCATCAGCGCGTACCGCTGGTCCATCTCATTGCACACCCAGTCGAGCACGGCCGCCGCGTGATCGGCCTCTGTGACCACCTGACCCAACAGGTGGGGGATTCCCTCGTACGGGGTGAGTTCGACCATCTTGGGGTCGATGAGGATCATCTTGACGCGCTCGGGGTCGGCGTTGCGCAGCAGCGAAACCATCATGGCGTTGATCCATGAGGACTTACCCGATCCGGTGGTGCCGGCGACCAGTAGGTGCGGCATCTTGGCCAGGTCGATGGTCAACGTCTCACCGTCGACGGTCTTGCCCAGGGCGACCTCTAGCGGACTGTGTCCCGCGGGGATGTCGTCGAGCCCGACCGTCTCGCGTGTGACGTTAGGCAGCTCGATTCCCACGGCAGCCTTGCCGGGGATCGGCGCCAGTACGCGCACGTTGTCAGAGGCCAGCGCATAGGCGAAGTTGTCCCTCAGTTCGTTGAACTTCGACACCTTCACGCCGGGCCCTAGAGCGAATTCGTATCGGGTGACGCTCGGGCCGACAGTCTTGCCGGTGTAAGTAGCGGAAACGCTGAACTCCGCGCATACGGCCTCGATGATGCTCTCGTAGTTCATCGCTCAACCTTGACCAGGTGGTCTACAGGACCCTCGATAGTGCGCCCGCTGGGGTAACGCACGCGAGCCTTTTTGACGGTGCCGTGAGTCACGAACCCTGTGATGTAGCCGGCGATACCGGACCAGTTCTCCCGCACCGTGTCGCCCACTTCTAGGTCGGTGCGATAGGCGACTACTGGCATGGTTGCGGCGCTATGACGCGCGCGGTACTTGACAATTGCGGCCCGCTCGGTTTCTGCTTCAATCGTCTCCAGGTACGAATGGTCGCGGTCGTCGTACATTTCGTACGTGTTCACGCCTTCGTCCCCTTCATGAATGCTGCCACCGCGCCCTTGGCCCATTCCACGGCCGCATCCAGCGCGCCGGCGCCGGTGAACTCTTGCCCACCGACCACCCCGCCGGGGAAGTTGTACATGCCGACGACTTCGGCGGTGATCTTGAACTCGCCAGTCTCCGCGTCCCCGTAGGTGGACAGGGTGACATCGAACAGGTGATCCATTACAGCTTCTCCAGTTCCCCTTGTAGGACCGTGCGAATTCCGATTGCCGCCCGATCTAGGTCATTCGTCCAGAGTCCTGCCGCATTGGCGTCCAGGATGCTCGCCAGGGCGTTTGATAGCGCTCGGATGCGTGCCGCCTTTTCGGCGCTGCTGACTAACCGGTCGCCCGCGCTCATCGTCGCGCCTTCATTTCGTCGTAGTAGTCATCCAGGTCGATCCCGCAGATGGGTGTACCGCCGAGCGTGGAGCCATCTGCGAGCGCCGGCTCTCCACACTCCCCGCACCTCTTGTTGGGATCGTGCGGCGCCGTGGCGTAGCGATACCCCATATCGATAGCGGCCATCCGCAGATTGTGGGCGGCGTCGTGGCGGTCGTCCTGTTCAGCGAGGATGGCCCGCGCCGCGAACGTCTCGGCGTACCTCATCGAACCACCTTCACCAGGTCGGAATGGGCGTAGGTACGTGTCACCGTCAGACCGTTATGGGGTCGCGCCCATAGCTCGACTGCACCGTCCTTGTTGTAGCTTTTGCTGATGCTGACCACCTTCCCTAATGGGATGATGGTCCGGCTACCGTCGGGGAATGTCACATCCTCGTAGAGGGTGTCCTTCAGCTCCACTTCAGCCGCGGTGACGATGAGTCCGTTCATGCCGGCACCACCTCTCGCTGGTACTGCTCCACGATATCGGCGGGGATGCGCCCGCGGTCGCCCAACTGTGGATGCCCGTTCTTCCGGGCCCACGCGCGAATCTCAGCCATCTTCGGAGCCTGCCGCACCGGATGGCACTGGCGAGCCCGCGCGGACGCCTCCAGCTTCGCTAGGAGGTCACCCACCTCGTCGGAGCTTTCGGGTACATCGTGGGCCGTCTTGGACATCACCAGTTCGCGCAGTTCCTCGCGGTAGGTGTCTTTGTAGCGGTCGGCGTTGAATTCCTTGTGCATCGACCCGACAATCTCGCCAGCCACCTTGACCTCGGCGTCGGACAGTTGCACGTCCTTGTCCAGGTCGTCGAAGTGCGGTTCCCGAATCTCGTCGGGCCACCGCAGCGTGTGCAGCACCATGACGTTTTGTTTGCCCGTCACACTGAGCGCCGCAAGTCGCGTTTTGCTCCGCAGTGTCACCTGAACGATGGCCACGCGGCCGGAGTCCTTGAGCACGGTTGCGAGAAGCTTGTACGCCTTCACCGACTTGTCGGGGCACAGGTAATAGGACTTGTCCACCATCACCGGGTCGATATCTTCGGCCGGCACGAACTCCACCACCTCGATGGTCCGATCCTTCTCGCTGGCGATGCTGGCCAGCTCGTCGGCGGTCACGATGACCGAATGCCCGTCGACCTCGTAGCGCTTGGCCTGGTTCCCCTTGGGGACGACGCCGTTGCATTCCTTGCAGGTGGGCACGTACCCGATGGCGCCACCGCAATTGACGTGCGCCAGGTGCGACACCATGTCGTGATCTTCGGTCGCGGCCATCAGCTTCACCTGGACGTTGACCAGTCCGAAGCTGATGCTTCCATTCCATACACTTCGCATTGTGTTGCCTCCCTTTGGGTTTTGGCTTATGGCCGATGGCGCCACGCGATGGCGAGCGCAGTTGCTTCGATGATGAGCGCGACGACTAACGTCACCGCTAGCCAGGTGGTCCGATAGCCGATGGTGGCTAGAAGTGCAGCGGTGCCGGTCAACGCCGCCGCGAGTGCGGCACTGGTCTTATCCACGGTTACCCCCTACAATGGTGGGCGGAGCGCCTGCCCAGCGCCGTAGCGCTGGACAGGCTCCTCACTACTTCTTGCGGAAGTGGTCGACGATCACGAGGATCGACGCCACCGCGCCCGGAAGGGTGAGGATAAGGGCCATGATCTGGTACATCATTTCCCTTGCTCCTCCCTGTTCGGGAACTTCCCGAACAGTTACTACTCTATGTCAATTCTCCGTAGTTGTCAATGCTTAATTCATACCAATAGCTAAACGCTTATTGGTGCTTCATGCCTCGCGCGTAGTCCAAGGCCAGCAATACGCCAGAGCGCTTGCCGCGCAACCGGTCATAATCTCCGGTCATGCCAGGGAGCGGTTTACCCGGCTGAGAGCATTTGGCATTCGACATTTCGTCCAGCGATTCGGCCGCGCTACCCAGACGGTCAATCATCGCGTCTAGCGCGTCATTCCAGCCGTCGACCAATCCCAATTCCCGACCGCGTCCGTATTCGCTCATTCCGGCACCACCAGATCGACCACGCGGCCATCGTTGACGTGGACCGTGATGCGAACACCGGCCGGCGCGTCGATCTCGACGTTGATGCCGTCATGCGTGTCGCTGTGGTGTGCGTAGACGTCCACAACATCCGTGAGGTTGTCGCGACCGCTATCGCTGGGCGCTGGCGCTAACGCCGTGTCGCCGAAAGTCTCGGTCATGCGTCCACGCTCCGTTTCACCAGGTACCCGCGAGGCACCGTTACGTTCATCTGGTCGGTATAGATCACCGTCGCCTCGGCGCCCACCTCCACCGACTCGACTGCCGCATATTCACATTCGGCAATCATGCGCGCGCCTTGGACGGCATTGCGGCGCTCGTTGTCGTCCTCGCCGAATGGCTGCCAGATCCACGGGTGCGCTTGCGCGTCATCCAAGATGGGTACCAGGTCGATCAAGTCATCCTCGGCTAGGTCCTCGGCGGGGATCATGCTGCGGCCCATGTCTCTGCAATCTCCGTGAGCTGCTCACGCGCCAGCCGGCCCGCCACCGCCACCGCTTCGGGCAGGGTGTCGGCCGATAGCTGCCATTCGCCGGCGGTGAGTCGCCACCGATCACCGGCCGGTTTGATCATGGCCATGTCACCGTTGGGCATCTGGCGCCGGTACCCGCCAATCGGGAACGTCTGCCAATGCAATTCCAGTTCGGTCGCAAGTTCTTTCATCACGCCCATGTCACACCTCCAGTAATGCGTCGCGGAATGCCTCTGTTGCGTCCACCGATAACCCAAGGATGCGGTTCGTATTGCCCCAACGGGATATGTTCCCATCGACGTCGATGTAGAACTCGATGGTCTCGCCATCGTCTAGCACGATCTTGCCTTCGGCGTATATCACTTGTATTCCTCCGGAGCTTCGTCCCACAGCAGGTCGGTGAAGTAGTCCAGTACGGTCTGGAACTTGTCGCCATAGCGGTAAACGCGCTCACCACCCCAGTAGCCAGCGAGCTTGGCGCTGCCTTCGCTCAAGTCCTGCACAATCTCAATGTGCGGTCCGCCCACCGCGATCTGAACTGCGAGCGGCTGACCGATCTTGACGACGACGGCCAGGGGCCAATCCTCGATTGATTCTTCGTTGCCATCCTCATCGCAGATGGTCGGCACTTCGAATTCGTCGCGCTCGGCTAGCAGTTCGTGATCCTTGACCACCCCGGGGATGAGGTCACGCACAGCGTCAATGGCGCTATCCTCATCCTGCGCAATGATGACGTGTTCTTCGTCAGTTTCCGAATCAGTGACGGTCCACCGGTTGCCGTAGTCGCCCGATTCGATCTGTCGCGCGTACTCGGCGATCCTCTCGGCGGCGTAGTCGACCTGCTTTGCCAGCATTTCGGCGGTTGATTCGCTCATTTTCTTGCCTTCCGGTTGATTGCTTATACGTCTAGTCTAGCGGGCATGACCGTAGTTGTCAACACCTAAACAATCTCGTACACAAGCTCTTGTCCGCCGACGTTAACCACCAGGTCGGCCGTCGCACCTACCGCGGCCAGGTACCCCGCCAATCGGGACAGTAGCCAGTCTTTGCGCGCTTCCATCTGCCGCACGTTGGATGCCATCTCACGGCCGCCTGAGTACCCCATGGCGCGCGCGATGTCATACGGCGTAACGCCGGACAGTTCGCGAATCTCTGCCAGGTCTATGGGCGCGTCGGCACGTGTTGCGACACTCGCCGCCCGTGGCTTAATCGGAGTCTTGTCCCAGTCGGGCAGGCCGGCGCGGTCGGCCCGACGCATACGTCGATAGTGACCCATACAGAGCTGCTCGGACTGGACGTCAACAGGGTTGTCGCACCCTGGCAACCGGCATGTTTGCGTATCTGTCATGGGACTAGCGTAAGCGGTGCACGTCACAGCGATGTCATGTCGAACAGGTACGGACTCATGAACGTGCCCGGGTCCGTGACGTTGGTCAGTGTCGCGACGACAGGCCAGCCGATACGGTCAAACCAAGACTTGAAGGTTTCGCCGGCACGGTACGGCGTGACCACTTCGAACGTGAGTGTCGGTTCGTCCTCACCGTTGTATCCCTCTGTGTAGACGTCGGCATCATCGACACCCGCACGACGTAGGTAGTCGGTCAGACGGTTCGCGAACTGAAGTTCAGCGCTGCTGGCCAGCCACCCGTCACTGTCGGCATGTTCCGACCACCGGGCGCCGTTCCACTCGATATGGAATGCCAGCGGTTCGCGCCACACAATGATCGCCTTGTGGTCGTCGCGGTCCACCTCTAGGTAGCAGTCGACCGGCGACTCTGCCAGCGGTTCGCCACGGTCTACCAGATCAGCGACTAGCGTTTGATCGTTCATTGGTCCCTACCAGTTGAATCGGTCGTCAGAGTTGTCAATGGGCGGGAACGCGCGCCGGTAGGCCGCTATCCATCTGCGAATGAGGCTCACAGCACACCCACAAAGCCGCTACCGACCCGGTTTGCCGCTGCGACACGTTCGGGCACATCTGCCTCAATGGTGGCGCGCGCCTCACTCAGTGCGTAGTCGTCATCGTCGATACCCCAGCACGAATCGACCTCGTGACCATCCGGACCGGTGACGACATGCCCGCAGAACTCGCCAGCGGCCCATCTGCGGTAGACATCCATCGTGAGCTGCACCGCGGCCTCGTGACCGTCTGGCCCGAAGTCTTCGCGAGTGTCGACTAGGGCGAACCACCGGTAGTAATCGGACTGCGACGATAAGTCCTCACCGGCGACTAGCATCCATGGGCTGCCCGTGATCGCGCGCCATTTGTTGAACCGGTTCATCACGGCATCCTGGTCACTGTCCAGCCGGACGAATTCGCGCATTACACGGGCGGGCGCCTCGTCTAGCGGTTCGTCCAGTGTGTCCGTCTCGACCAACCGCGACGAATCGTAGTTGACCCAGAAAGCCATCCCGGGATGGTCCCAGTCGGTGAGGGGATTGCTTGCGTCCTCGTCGTAGTGCAATTCGATCACGTACTCACCGGCCACGGTATCGACTGTCTCGGTACGGTATGCGTTCATTTCAGACCCTTTGGTAAGCGGGTAATATGGTGGCGTATTCGGTGCCATCGTCTAGCGTGATTAGCTTGTATCGAGCAACGTTCCACTTGCCCGCATTCTCGGTTCGATATCCGGTGAGCGTGCCGGTAACGGTCGATCCGTCACCTAAATACACCACACACCTCTGACCACGTTTCGCTTTACTGGCGCTCATCGAACACGCACCCGCACGGTTGCGCCCCGGGACATTTCCCGCGCGTTCATCTCTGCGCGGATATCCCAGCGGGACGGATAGACCTTGCGGTAGCTATTGGCTTGCTTGCTCATTGCTCTGTCTCCCTGTTCTGGCGGGGGCTTTAGATGTACTGGAACGTGAGTACGTGACTCACTCGAATGAATAGCGGAAAACTCGGGTGCCTTCCATCGTGTTCGTTTTCGCCAAACACGGCAATCCCGTCACTTACGTTGTCAATTCGACCCGAGATCGAATCGCCATTTGACAATACGACTTGGCAAGCTCCCTGTGCCTCATCTTCGGGATTGTCATTCGCTATTGTTGCCGCTTCTGCGAGTAGCGCTTCGATGCCGTGAATGCTCATTGTCCCTGTCCTTAGTTCTCGTACCGCTTGCGATAACGGTCGGTGAGTGCTTCGGTCGACGCGTGAACAATGGTCGGCCGGTTGATTCCCATCTGGGTCAGATCTGCGGCGAGCTGCGAACTGCCGCAGTATTCAGCGTCCATATCGGCGCGGTCCCACAATTCGGCGCGGACATCCATATCCCGCGGATGCCTGCGCGCTAGACGGATAAGCTCAGCGTCGGAGTCGGCATCAAGCATTGAGCACTCCGTCCCCGTTGTCCCAGAGCGTTTCGGCGGAACCGTAAGACTTCGCGATTTTGGTCAGATACTCGCCAAGCTCACCCAGTCCACGGTCCCAGAATCCGACGCCGTGATGTTCCCGGGTCAGATAGAAGTCATGGCCGAAGTATTCCGACGTGATTACAGCGTCAACCCTGTTGAAACCGGCCGCTACGCGCTCTCTGGTAGAACGGTGTGCAAGATACATCCGCACCGCAAGCGGGTGCGCCGTGACAACGTCTGACAGTTCTTCGCGAACCTTGGCGACGTATTCGGGGGAGATATTCTCAACCGAGTAGTTGTCATCGTAAGGGTGCGGTTCCGGGTCTGCGGAGTTTCTGCATTCCGCATTGTCATCACAACCCGTGTGTCCATAGTCCAGTCCGGCCCACAACTGGCATTCCAGGTAACCGGCCACAATGGCATCGATATCAGCGCCGGAGAGTTCGATTGCGCGTTCTGTGTTCGTCATGCTCTTACTCTATCCCGATTGACGGTAGTTGTCAACAACTATGAACGGGTAATTCGGTACATCTGGAGGGATAGCGCGTCATTGTCCGCGTGTCCCCAGATGGCCGAGAATCGCCGCGCTATCTCCTCATCGACGTCCTTCATCCGCTCGCCGGCAATGAGCCGAGCTGGAGCGTTGAGGGCCAGCGACGGGTGTCGCGACATGGAAAGCAGCTCACGCTGTAGCCGCTGCAATTCCTCGGCAGGCATCGCGGCGAGATGGTCTAGCCAATTCGCGTCGAGCATCGCCAGGGCGTGACGGGCATTCATCGCGCCACCAACAGGGTTGCGGCCATATTGAAGCTCTCGGCCATAATCGCGGCGAAGATGACCGAAGCGACCATTGCGCGGATCATGCGTTACTCCAGCTCTCGACAACCTCACGTGCGACGACCAGTTTCCGGTAGTTCTCCGCCTTCTGGCGCCAGTAACCGGCGCTGCTCATATCGCCCTGCTTTTCGAACTTCGCGGCGATCTTGTCCGCCCTACGGGCGCGCTCTGCACTCATCGCTTCACCACCAGCGCGTAGACGGTCGCCAGCGTGCCGTCCGCATATTCGATGACGTACCCATCACCGGAGTAGTGGTGTGCAACGAATACGGCCGACCGTTCGCAGTAGGTGACGGATTGACCAGGTGTCAGATCGTCAAAGTAGGACATTCTCACTAACTCATCTCTGCGCAGAATCGCGCGTATCAGGGATTGACGTAGAGGCTGTACTCACCAAGCGACAGATACCGATCACCTTCTGAATTGGTCCACACACCGATCTGTCCCGGTTGGTCGGAGCAATCCTCCTCTGCGCACACCGGGTAGTCGACACCATCGACAGTGACGGTTGCAGAGTCATGCACAGGCTGTGCATATGCGGTAGGTGCGCCATACATGCCGGCCGCCATGGCGATGGATGCCAGTGCGATACGTGTGAGCATTAGTGATTCCCATCTGTGTGTGATTTGTTCATGAGCTAGAGCGCGTAGTGATGATCACCAGCGTGTGCGTGAGGCAGGTCGCAGTATGCATAGGACGGATCGTCCACATTGCCATCCCATGTCTCTGCATTGCAGGTGCTCTTATTCATGTTCATTACACTACAGCCATTCTCGATAGTTGTCAATACCTAACTAGAACCTCGCACAGCTCTCGTGGAGCGTCACGTGACGTAACAGACCACCCACAACGGAGCTGCACACACGCCCACACAGGCGCCAGCGTGGGCACCAGGCACCCCCGGGGGTGGGTCAAAAGTTCAGCGAACATACGTACGCTGAGATCGTCAGCGGTATTTCTCCCCCCGTTGGTTTTTCCCAGAAAAGTCGCGTCTGACCTGCGCATATGCAGGATTCTACCGCACAAGTCCCGCGGGTAAGAGATTTATCTCAATAATGAGACATTTTCGCCGTTGATGGCGCCTCAGCAAATATTCGAAAAATAAGGAACGCAACGTGCGCGATTTCAAGCTCTGCCTGTATTGCACCCAGTACACAACGCACATCGGCGGGATCTGCTGCTCGTGCGGGGCCCGTAACTGACGGGCATCTAGCCATGGCAGCTAAGAAAACAACGACCGAGAAGGGCCTCGGCTGGCGGCACCAGCAAGCGGTGGCTTACCTGCGATCCGTTTTCAAGGACGGGTCACCGTGCCCGATGCCGTGGTGTGGCCGGCCCATGTGGCTCGACGCCACGCTGAACTACGACTACGACAAGTCCGACCCCGGCCGGCGGGGCAATGGCGTCCTTCAGGGCGATCACTCCAAGATGTCTCGCGCGGAGTCTCTGCGCCGCGGTGAGCCCGTGCTCCCGCCAGATCGCCTCCTCCACGCCGAATGCAACCGCATGCGTGGCGAGGGGCTCAACGACCGCGCCTACGCGCCCACAGATACCTCAAAAGCCGACGCGCCATATACGCCAGCGATGCCCTGGCCAGTCTTCATGGCGGCGGTGAACCAGCAATAGGGGGAACACCTAGTGCCGCTTGACCAATTCACTCCGCTCGATATCGAGATCTACGAGACCCACCGCCGGGACTTCGCCGAGGCCGTTCCCGTTAAGGCGACGAACCTTCGCATCAACGGCATGGAAGTCCTCTTGCCCGAGGACGCGAACATCACCGTCCAAGGGGTTGGAAGCAAGAGTAAGTGCGCCACCGTCACGATGACGGTGTTCGCGCGCTCGGTGAAGGTCTTCCGCGAGCCGGCGCCCGCGGATCATGAGCCAGTTTTCCTCGACGAGGATCTGGCCGAACCGCTCCCGGAGCCTGAGCCCGTCGTCGACGCCCGTACTGCGACGGCTGAAGAGCTGCTGGCGGTCCTCAAGGAGCGTGGCTGGCATCTGTCCACCACGCCGCAGAAGCCTTTCATCACGATCTCGCCCAATGGCGGTGGCTCTATCGCCGCGGTGGATGCGCAGCAATTCACCATCAACGCGCCTGAGGGTATCGCCAACTTCCCGGCGCTAGTAGCCAGCGGCACGTGGAACGACTCGGGTACCGACGGCATTCAAGAGATCACCGTCACCGGACTCGACAAGACCGAACGACTGATCGAGGCGATGATCTCGCACGCCATGGACGGCAAGCGAGTTGTATACATCGCCAGCCGATTCGGGAAAGCCCTTGACGTCCAGAAGGATATCGGGAAGCGCTGGATCGAGGATGACATTCGCATCTTCACCGCCCACAGCAATGAGCGCATCAAGTTCTTGCGCTCGGGCGGCGAGATCCTGTTCCTGGCCAACTCCAAGTACTCCGGCGTCGGCCTGATGGCTGACGTTCTGGTCCTCGACGGCGTTGATGCGACTCCCGAGCGCCTGGAGGAACTGCGCCCGATGCTGGCGGCCTCCAAACACCCGTACCTCTACCAAACCTTCAACGCAACGCCCGTGGAGGAGTTGCAGCAGAAGATCGACAAGCTCAACAGGGATTACAAGTGGGCCCTTTAAATCTCGAAGGCAGCCTCCTTGGCCAGCTTCTCGACACGTTCCCAGCCGGCGAGGTCTACATCGTGCCGCGACTCGGTGTGGCATTCGAGCAACCCTGGGTGATCACCAAGGAGGACTAATGTGCCCCATCACCATTCCCGACCGTGATGCCCAAGTTCGCCGCGTCATCGACGAACTCATCGCAGTGTATGGCGAGGGAAATGTCACGAGTCTCGATGTAGCTGAAGCAATTCGAGCCGAGGATGACACGCGCTGGCTGGCCTACTTGCGAGGACAACTACCCAGCCATCCGGAGCAGCTCGAACCCAATGAGGAGCCCGGCGCCGCGTGCGGTGCGACGATCACCGTGGCCGGTGGGCGTGTTTCCGAGTGTGCCCGACGAAAGGGCAACCACTGGCTTGACGGCTGGAGTGGCGAGCGCGTGCACGTGTCCGCCGACCATGTGGCCTGGTCGGAAAGCTTCTCGGATTGATGGACTTCGACGACGTCCTCGCCGAGCGCGGCCGGGCGGTGTACGAGGCCCTCATCAAGGGGCGCCCAGTCGACGCAATCCATAGGGCTCAGTGCCTCAACGTCGCCCGCATGGCGGACACGCTGGACCGGATCGACGCGGAATTCCAGCTCGACCCCCGGCTCACCGTCATCAATGGGCAGGGCACCGAGACGGCCAACCCGCTGATCTCCGAGCACCGCCAACTACTAAGCGCCTTCACGACAATTCTCGCCAAGATGGGCATTTCCGAATTGCCGGAGGCATCATCCGGAGAGAAGTCCTCACATGACCAGCTCGCTGTTAAGCGCGCCGAACGACTTGCCGCTAAGAGGAATTCAGGAACCAAGGATCTGGCTAGCCCCGGAAGCTAATTCCTCCTCTGGCCAGGACGCTATTGACCTCGCCGCGGATTGCGGCCTATTCCTCGACCCGTGGCAGGAACTCGCCGTACACGAGGCCCTGAAGGAAACCGACGAGTTCGTCGAACTCGACACCGGTGACTTGGTTGCCAAGTGGGCCGCCTTCTCTGTGGGCCTTGTGGTTTCGCGTCAGAACGGGAAGGGCTCGATCCTCGAAGCCCTGGAGCTGGCCGGCCTGATCCTGTTCGGTGAGCGCCTCATCATCCACTCCGCCCACGAGTTCAAGACCGCCGTCAACGCGATGGAGCGTCTCGAATCGCTGCTCGCCAAGTCCGGCTTGAAGTACAAGGCGAAGCAGGCCCACGGCGCCGAGAGCATCGAGATCCTGGATGGCCCCAACCCGGGCGCCAAGATCATGTTCCAAACCCGTACGGACCGCTCGGGCATCGGCTTGACCGCTGACCGCCTGATCCTCGACGAGGCCATGCACATCACCCCGGGATCGCTGAAGGCCCTACTGCCTACCGTGTCGGCCCGGCCCAACCCGCAGGTGATCTACACCGGCACCGCGGCGGATCAGCGCACCCACCCGCACTGCGGAACCTTCGGCGGCGTCCGTTACCGCGCGCTCCAGCAACTGGAGTCCGGCGAGCGCAACCGTCTCTGTTTCCTGGAGTGGTCCGCCCCCGACGACCTCGACCCGAAGAAGTTCGGCGAGCGCAAGTACTGGGCAATGGCCAACCCCGGCTTGGGATATCGCCAGACCGAGGACAAGATCGCCGACGAGTACCAGGAGATGGTCGCGAACCTTCGCGACTTCGGCGTTGACCGACTCGGCGTCGGCGACTGGCCAGCCTTTGGTGACGGCCGCTCTGAGATCCCGCGCGCGCGCTGGGAGGCTCTGATCGACCTGGAGCCGATCTTCACCGGTCGCCCCGTGGTCGCGATCTACCGGGCCCCTGAGGGCGGTCCGTGGACGATTGCCGCGGCGTGGCGCACTGAGGAGTTCAACGAGGACTCCCAGACGGTCATCAACCGAATCCATATGGAGGTTGGCTATTCGGGCACTGAGCCCGCCGACGTCGTCCTCAAGTACTTCTTGGAGATCATCACGTCGTGGGACGTGGCGGCGATCATCGTCGGCCGCGGCGCGGCTAGCGACATCCTGCCCGACATCCGCGCCATTGGCGTGGAGCCCATCGTTCCCTCCATCACGGAGGAGGCGCAGGGCTGCGGCGGTTTGCTCAATGACGTATTCGCGGCGGGTATTCCCGTTATCTCCCACGGCAACGACCCACGTCTCACCAGTTCAGTCTCTAACGCCATCAAGCGCGACCTGCCGAGCGGCGGGTTCGTGTGGGACGACGAGGTCGACGACGCCTCGTACTCCCGCCTAATGGCCATCACTCTCGCCCGCTGGGCGGTAATCGCCCACGGCGCCAGGCCGGTCGAGGCATTCATCTACACCGCAACCGACGAAGAAATCGATAGCTGGGGCGACGAGAACTTCGACGCCTGGCTCTATGACGAGGAGGAAAATTGACCGAGCCTTCTCGGCAGATTGACTATCGCCCAATTCTTTCCGGGCTATTCGAACTCGCCGGCGTCGCCGCGGTGACCACGGGCTGCTACCTCCTGGCGCCCTGGCTGGCCTTCATTATCGGCGGCATCTTGCTGTTCGTCGTCGGCTTGGCTGTCGACCCGCCTAAGAAGTCGCCAAAGCAGATTGTGGTGGCTGAATGAGTTTTCTGAGCCGGGCATGGACTGGCGCCCCTGAAGCGCGCACTATCACCAAGCTTGAGAGCCTCCCGAAGTGGTCCGAAGAGTCCGTGGGCGGCTTCGGTGGCGGTGGCGATCCGATGAAGCTGCTGGCGTTCTTCGCCTGTGTGCGCATCCTCGCGGACTCGGTGTCCTCACTGCCGCTGAACGCCTACAAGCGCAAGGACGGCGTCCGGGCGCCCGTGAAGCCGATGCCGCAACTCATTCAGAGCCCTTATCCCGACATGACCTGGCGGGACTGGCTGTGGATGATGGTGCAGTCATTGGCGGTGACCGGCAACGCATTCGGCTACGTGACGGCGCGCGACAAGAACATGTGGCCCACGGCCATCCTGCCCGTCCATCCCGATGATGTGAGCATCGACAACCCGAAGGACGGCAGCGCCGACTGGACGCGCCCGCGGTACCGCATCAAGGGCAAGCTCGTCGACAGCGCGGATGTATTCCACATCAAGCGCTACCCGACAGCCGGCTGCCCGGTGAGCCTTTCGCCGGTTGCTTTGGCCGCTACCACGATTGACCTTGGCTTCTCGGCCGAGCAGTACGGCCTGCGATGGTTCAAGGACTCCTCGAACCCCTCGGGCATTCTCACCACGGAAATGGACCTCGACGAGGGCCAGGTGAAGCGCACCCTGCAGAGCTGGATGCGCGCGCACCGCAACCGCCGCATCCCGGCCGTCCTCGGCAACAACATGAAGTGGCAGTCGATCAAGATCACGCCGGAAGAGTCTCAGTTCCTGGAGACTCGCTCCTTCCAGCGGCACGACATCGCAATGATGTTCGGCATCCCGCTGCACAAACTCGGCGACACCGAGAAGTCGACATCGTTCGGCTCGGGCATCGAGCACATGTCCATCGGCTTCGTCGTCGACACTCTGGCGCCCTGGCTGGTGTGCATCGAGCAGGCATTCGACCTGATCCTGCCCCGCGGCCAGTTCTCCAAGTTCAACGTCGACGCACTCCTGCGCGGTGACCACAAGAGCCGCAACGAGGCCTACATGATCGCCCTCCAGAACGGGTGGCTGTCCGTCAATGAGGTTCGCGCCCTTGAGGAACGCGAACCCATCGAGAACGGCGACATCCATCTACAGCCCGCCAACTTTGTCGAACTCGGCACGCCGCCCCAAGAGAAGGGCACGGCGCCAACCACTTCTGCCAAAACCGGCGGGAAAGGAAACTAATGGATCTACTGACTCGCCGCGCGCGTCCAGTAAATATCACCGACTCTCCGGAGTGGCGCGCGATCCCGATGGATCGCATCGAGCATCGGGACGTCGCAGAGGATGAGAACCTCTTTGTCGTTGAGGGTTACGCCTCGACGTTCGAAGAGTACGAGATGTACGGCGGGCCGGCCAACGGCTACGGCTACATCGAGCGCATCGACCCCAACGCATTTGACAAGACGCTCCGCGAGAAGCCTGATCTGCACTTCTTGATCAACCACGCCGGCACGCCGCTGGCCCGCACTAAGTCGGGTACCTGCGTGCTGGAGGCTGACGAGAAGGGTCTGAAGGTCGTTGCGACGCTTGACAAGCGCGATCCCGACTCGATGGGCATCTTCGTCAAGATGGAGCGCGGCGACATGGACGAAATGTCCTTCGCGTTCCGGGTAAAAGCCCAGGAGTGGCGGGCGGCCGAGGGTTACGACGACGACAACCACTCGTACCGCACCATCACCGAGGTCTCCCTGCACAAGGGTGACGTCAGCATCGTGAACTTCGGCGCCAACCCGGACACCTCGATTGGCGTACGGTCCGCGGCGGATGCCGTGCGATATCTCGCCGAATGCGACGAGACCGAATTGGCCGAGGTCCGCTCCGAAGATGCCGTCAAGGATCTCAAGGTCGCACAGGAGCGTCTCACTGCCGTCCGCGATGCACAGCCGGTGGCCGGCAAGACCGGTGACCCGGCTGCCGATGACGTCCGCGAATTCGAAGGCCAGGCCGACGAGACTATTCGCACCTACGAATGGCTCACCGCCGAGGCTGTTTGGCGTGCCGACGTGCTCACGTGGCTGAATGCCGAACGCGCACAGTCGGAAACGGTCGAATCCGAGGCTAGTCCCGAGATCGAAGCCGCCCTACGGGAGCACTTCGGCGTCGACGCGAACGACGAACGCGCGCCGAAACTCATCGAGATGCTCGAAAAGCTCGAACTCATCCCGGCGCCCGTCGCCAAGGAGCCTGAAGCACCGAAGCGCGGCATGAGCCTGCGCCTCGCTCGCGCCCTAACTGAGCGCTAAGCCCCCGAGGGTCATTCCCTCGCTTGTTCTTTCGCGAATTGCTCCCTGGCACTGGGGGCCGTTTGAAGTGTCCTCCTAAAGCACCTGGGGGAGGGCGCGACCCCGTCATGGCACATGCGGGGCTCCCCAATGACCCAGTGCCCGGGCCTATTCGTGCCCAAAATCCGAAAGGAGATCCCTAGTGGATCGTTTGCAGAAGCTGATCGAAGCTCGCGCCGCCCTCCTGGCCGAGATCGACGCCGAAATCACCGCCCGTGACGCCGTTCTCGACGCTGTCGAGGCCCGCGGCGACGCCGACCTGACCGAGGACGAGGACACCGCCTTCCGCGCGGCTACCGCCAGCGTCAAGGCCAAGCAGGACCGGGTCGACGACCTGTCCAGCCAGATCACCGACCTGGAAGCCGAGGCTGCGCGCGCCGGCCGCCACACCGAGGAGGTCCGCAACGTGACCCGTCCCACCACGACCGTGACCGTCACCAACGAGCACCGCACCTATGAGAAGGGTAACGGCAAGTCCTACGTCCAGGACATGCTGGCCCGCGCCTTCAACATGGGTGACGATCAGGTGCAGGCGCGCCTGAATGCGCACGCCAATGAGGTCCGCGCCCTGAACCGGACCGACGGCACCGGCGGCTACCTGGTTCCGCCCGTATGGCTGATGGACCGCTTCATCGAGCTGTCCCGCCCGGGTCGGGTCTACGCCAACCTGGCGCCGTCTGAGCCGCTGCCCGGCGGCACGGACTCGATCTCGATCCCGAAGATCGCGACCGGCACCTCGACCGGCATCCAGACCGCGGACAACACCGCGATCACCGAGGTCGACCTGACCGACACCTTCGTCTCGGCGCAGGTCAAGACCATCGCGGGTGCGCAGGCCCTGTCCATCCAGGCGCTGGAGCAGTCGCCGCTGAACTTCGACGAGATCATCTTCCGGGATCTCTCGGCGGATTACGCGAACAAGCTCAACCTGCAGGTCATCAACGGCTCGAATACCTCGGGCCAGGTCAAGGGCGTCCGGAATGCCTCTGGCATCACCACGATCACCGCGACCGACGCCGGTAACGAGCTGTCGAAGGCCAAGACCCTCTACGCGAAGATCGCTGACGCGATCCAGCGCGTGGGTACTCAGCGCACCCTGCCGGCCGAGGTCATCGTCATGCACCCGCGGCGCTGGTCTCAGCTGCAGGCGGTGTTCACCGCCAACGACGTGCCGCTGATCTCGGGCTCGTCCAACGCGAGCACCCCGCTGATCGGTACGCACGGCGGCGTCATCACCGCCGGCTACGTGGGCAACCTGCACGGCCTGCCCGTGTACACCGACCCGCTGCTGCCGACCAACCTCGGTGCCGGCACCAACCAGGATGTCGTCCACATCCTGCGCGCGAGCGACCTGCTCCTGTTCGAATCGGGCATCCGTACCCGGACCTTCGACCAGACGCGGGCCGACAACCTGACGATCCTGCTGCAGGTCTACGGCTTCTTGGCGTTCACCGCTGAGCGCCACTCGGAGAGCATTGCCGAAATCACCGGTACCGCTCTCACCGCGCCGACCTTCGCGTAAGGCGTTGCGCGCAAGCGCATCTCAGTAACCATGAAAGGCCGAGCACCATATAGCGGGTGCTCGGCCTTTCGGTGGTCACTGTTCGGTTAATTCACCCGTTCCGTTGTCAACGGAACACGCCTATTTGCCGAACGCCGCAGCCCACGGCTGCCGGCGCGAGGGCGTCGATGGCGTTCTCGAAGAGCTTAACGGTGGGCTGCTCGCCCCGTCCGTTGTTGTAGTCGGCGATGCAGATCGCCTTCGTGGTCAACGATGCTTCGCGATACCCCTTCCACCCCACCGGTAGGAGGTTATAGAGGGCATCCACCGCCGCGACGCCGCGCTCGTTCATCTCTCCGTAGGTGAACGCGTCGAGGTCTTCATTCCCGGTGGCGTCGAGCACCGCACCGACGGCGCAACGCGCGCCCGTTTCGGAGTCGCGCAACTTGTGCGCCACCCATCCATCCTTGACGAGTAGGTCGCGACTGGCGACCAGATCCTGCAAGAGTGTCATGTTCGATATCTCCTTCAGCGCTTGTATGAAGTGGAGGCGGCGGCCCGCTGCTGGGCGATAGCGACGTTGAACATCTCGATCACCGTCGACTCGCCGAAGTAGTTGTTGTAGTCACCCACGGTGCACCCTCGGACGCAATCCGGGTGGAGTTCTGCGATCTCATCGCCCCATTCGGCCATGATCGAGGCCCGCTTCTCCGCGGGAATTGCCTCGTAGAGCGCGGCGGTCACCGCTTGGCCGCGTTCGTTCATCGTGTCGTATGCGAGCGAGTGGTTGATGTGCTCGTTGCCGGTGGTATCGAGCACCGCGCCCATGGCGCAGTGACTTCCGTTCGCGCCGCGCAGCCGGCCGAGCGACCACCCGTCGCGAATGATGAGGTCGCGGCTGTCGATCAGATCTTGCAAAACGGTCATGTGAATCTCCTTTTGGCGGTTGGGGTTAGGCCGAGACGAGCGTCTCTTCGCGGGCGATGGCGGAATTGAACATTGCGATCACCGCCTCCTCGCCCCTCCGGTTGTTGTATCCAGCCACCCGAGACGCGATGTCCCCCAGGTGCTGAGAATTGAGATGTGGCTGGAAATCCTCGGGGAGGGTGGCATTCAGCGCACGAATCACCGCGGCGCCCCGCTCGTTCATCGTGTTGTAGATGAAGGCGTGGATGTCCTCGTTGCCGGTGGCATCGAGCACCGCGCCGACCGCGCAGTGGCGCCCGTCCATCCTGAGATAGTGGGCGGTGTACCCACCCCGGATCAGAAGGTCGCGCGAATCGATCAAGTCCTGCAAAACGGTCATGTTCATCTCCTGGGATTGTGTGGCCTGTGTCCCCAATCTAAGTCCCGAATCTCGCCAATGCAACAAATGTCTCACTATTGAGACAAATTGGAGGTTTCATGCATGTCCTCACCGACCGCGGGGAGCCCGTTGCCGTCGCCGAGCGCTTCCAGCGCCTCTGCATGGAGATGGCTGACCGCCCCGCTGAAGAGCAGGCTGAAATGCGCATCAAGGCGGTCCCCGTCCTTGATTGACCTCCTCCTCCCAACCCGCCAGCGGCCGAATCAGTTGAGCCGCTTGGTTGATTCCATCAACGCCACGGCGTCGCACCCGGAAAACATCCGGATCGTGACGTACATCGACTCTGATGACCATTCATACGACGACCTGCAGATCGACATCAAATGGGTGCAGGTCCGTGGCCCCCGAGAGCGCGATAATCTCGTGAACCTCTCGGCGATGTGGAATCTGTGCTTCGACGCGTCGCGCGCGGACATCATCATGCACTGCGGCGACGACATCGTGTTTCGCACGCCCGGCTGGGACGACGTTGTGCGCGAGACGTTCGATGCCTACCCGGACAAGATCCTGTTCGCCTTCGGGCGCGACGGATACCAGGACGGCAACAACTTTGGGACGCACGGCTTCATCCATCGCAAGTGGGTCGAGACCGCCGGGTTCCTTTTCCCGCCGCTGTTCGTCAGCGATTTCAACGACACGTTCCTTAACGACGTCTCCAAACTCATTGGCCGCCACCTGGAGATCGACATCTACACCGAGCACATGCACTACATCGTGGGCAAGGCGGAGATCGATCAGAACACCAGCGAGCGCCTGGCCCGCCACCAGGAGTGCCGGCCGGACGAGCTGTACTACGGCGCCGAAGTGCAGGCGCTCATTCGCGACACCGCGGCGAAACTGCAGGAGGTCATGCAGTGAAGTGGACGATAGCGGTCCTCACAGTCCCTGAGCGCCGCCACGAGTACGCCCGGCTCATGAACACCCTCACTCCACAGATTCAGGCTCGCTCGGACATCGAGCTGATGACCTGCAACATGCCGGGAACCGTCGCCGAGAAACGGCAGTGGTGCCTGGACAACGCCTCGGGGGAGTACTTCAACTTCATCGACGATGACGACATGGTCGCCGGCAACTACGTCGACGCCATCTACCCGCTTCTCGACGGTGTCGACTATATCGGCTTCCAGCTTCAGCTCTACATCGACGGAGCGCGCCAGAAGCCCACCTATCACTCGCTTGAGTACGACGAGTGGTCCGACGACGCTAACGGTTACTACCGGAATGTCAGCCACCTCAACCCGATTCGCACCGAGATCGCCCGACAGGGACGTTTTAACGGCGGCTATGGGGAGGACAAGCGCTGGGCCGACCAGGTCTCGCCAAAGACCGAGCATTACATCGATCAGACGCTCTACCACTACTTCTTCAGCCCGGGGAACAGCTTGACATACGGGCGCTAGGAGAACAGCCCATTCTCATCAAATATCTCGCCTCCGCCGCGGTTATCGTTGCCACCCTTGCCGCATGTGGCGAGACCAAGCTCAGTCAGGGCGCCGACCCGACGCTCTCCGCCGAGATTGACGGCGCCATAGACAAACTCGCCGTGAAATACCCGGAGTTGCGGGACGTCAAGATCGACTCCGAGCCACTCAATGACATCTACGCACAGGCCGGCGGTGGGGTAATCACCTTCAACTCGACATTTCTGGCGGATCGCGCCGCGTTCGAGAAGTCCATGGCCAACGACGAGGCGAGTCACTTCCACCCGCGGACCGTGTCCTGCACGCCAATGGAGTTCGTCACCTACCACGAGGCCGCGCACATCCTCGACGCTAATCGCGGTGACGCACCGTCGCGCGCGCTGATCGATCTCACATGGACGGACGCCGTCGACTACGACGAGTTGGCCCGCTACTCGTTTAAGGACGGCCATTTCAACGCGCCAGAGGCGCTCGCTGAAGCATTTGCCGCAGTGCACTGCAACGGCGGCAACACATCCGAGCGAAACATCGCAGCACTACTCGACTAACCACCAAAGGGGAACACTTTGAGAATTGGTCATGTCGGACTGGGCAAGCTCGGCTTGCCGGTCGCACTAGCCATCGAACGCCGCGGCCACACCGTCTGCGGAACCGACGCCAATCCTGACGTCAAGACTTACCTGGAGTCGCGCTTCATCCCGTTCCGCGAGGAGGGGCTGCAGCCGCTGCTCGACAATCATGACATCCAGTGGCACGACACCGTCGACGAGGTAGTTGCCGACTCGGACATCATCTTCGTCGCCATCCAGACCCCGCACGCGCCGGAATTTGAGGGCGCCACGATCATGCCCGACGCCAGAGAGGATTTCGACTACACCTTTCTGAAGGAGGGCGTGGCCGCCGTCGCCGCGGCGTGCGAGCGGCTGGGCGTGCGCAAGACTGTCGCGGTCATCTCCACCTGCCTGCCCGGCACGTTCTCCCGCGAGATCGCCCCGCTACTCAACGATTTCGTCGACTATGTCTACACCCCGCAGTTCATCGCGATGGGCACCGTCCTGCAGGACTACCTACACCCGGAGTTCAACCTGATCGGCGTCTGCAGCGACGAGGCCGCGGATCTCCTGGAGGAGTTCTACGCCACGATCAATGATGCCCCGTGCATCCGCACCGGCGTGACGACGGCCGAGGGAATCAAGGTCTCGTACAACACGTGGATCACCGCCAAGACGGTCATCGCCAACTGCTGGGGCGAGATGTGCGAGCGCATGGGCATGAATTTCGACGACATGAAGGCAGCCTGGGATCTCGCCGACCGCCGGCTACTGTCGAGCCGCTACATGGATGCCGGCATGTCCGACGGTGGCGGCTGCCACCCGCGCGACAATATCGCGCTGTCCTGGCTCGCCGAAGAGGTTGACATGTCCTTCAACATCTGGGACGCGCTGATGCACGCCCGCCAGGAGTATGAGGCCTGGCACGCCGAGGTCGCCTCCTACTACGCCGAGAAGCATGATCTGCCACTCATCGTGCTCGGAACGGCCTTCAAGCCCGAGACCGACATCGAAACCGGCAGCGCGGCAATGCTGATGGCCGATATCCTCCGCCAGTCTGGCGAGCAGTTCCTGCACGTCAACGATGTGGATTACATGTACAAGGCTGTGTACTTCTTGGCCACCAACAATGAGCGGTATCGCTCGCTGGAGTTCCCCGAGGGCTCGGTTGTGGTCGACCCCTTCGGCGTCATTCCGGATCGGGATGGCGTGACCGTTAAGCGATTGGGGCGACGATGAATCCCGGCGACGACGTCATTGTCGACTTCGATGGCGAAGACCTTCGTGGCCACGTCGAGCGGATCGACCACGGCTGGGCGCGTTGCACCGTGGCTATCGACCCCGAGGCCGACTACGGCAGCGGCACTGAGCGTTTGGCGCCCCACCAGACGGTGTGCGTACCCGTAGGGAGGGTGAGGCCAGCGTGAAATTTCTAGCAGCCGACGATTGGTTCACAATCACCGGCCGGGGCCGCGTCGCCGCGGTGGACACTCGCCAGCTTCCCTATGAAGATGCGGTTTTGAACATTGGAGAGGTCGTCGAGATTGACGGCGGTAGATACCGGATCACCGGTATCGAATACGCACGAACGCTCACCGACCCGCCCCGCATCCTCCCGACCGTGTGTCTTCGGGTGGCCGCATGGCCATAATTGCACTGCTGAACTGGTACGAGGAGAGCCCCACCTGGCTCGCCGAGTGCGTTGCCGCTACCGCGCGACTGGCCGACCACATCATCGCCGTTGACGGCCCGTATGCGGGCTTCCCGGGTGCCATGATGCAGCCGGCGAGCGGCACCGACCAGGCTGACGCGATCCTGCGCACGGCCGCGGGCGCCGGCATCGGTTGCACCATCCATCAGTCGCGCAAGGTCTGGTGGGGGGACGAGTGGGGTGGCGAAGTTGCCAAGCGGGACTTCATGTTCCAGCTCGGCATGACGTTTGCGCAGCCGGGCGACTGGTTTTTCCGGGTTGACGCCGATGAGATCATCTCCGATGTACCCGCGGACACCAAGTCTCGACTGGCGGCCACTGACGCACACGCCGCCGAGGTGATGCTTTGGCAGCGCGAAGCCTCCAGCTACGCCCAGCATCCGCTGCGGTGCCTGTTCCGCGCCATCCCCGGCATTCGGATCGAGCAGGCGCACTTCGTCGTCACCGCCCCGGTCGACGGCAAGCGTGAATTCCTTGCCGGCCCGAAAGCGCTTCCCGCTGAGCCTTTGTGGGATGTCCGCCTGGAGCACCGCACGCACCTGAGAACTGACGACAGAAAGCGGCTGAAAGACATCTACAGCCCCATGATCAACGATTTCGAGAGGGTCGAGAGTGACCCTCGGTAGGAGAAACATGTCCGACCAGAACGTGAGGGACTTCGCGGCCGATTACCGCGCGGCCCTCTTACAGGAGTTGGCGGTCTACGAGGCCGTCGACGCCGAGGATAGGGCCCGCCAGGTGCGGGCTTCATTGCAGGACTTCGAGAAGGCTGTCTCCGCGCCGGCGCCGGAAACGAAGGTTGCCGCGGCACCGACCGAGACCGCCGTGAGCGAGCCGCCCCTGGAGACCGCCGCAGAGCCCGTCAAGCGTGGCCGCGGCCGTCCCCGCAAGGAAACCACCGACTAACCGAATGGGGGGCCGTCATGGCTGAAGAGCTTGAACTTGCCGACGTCGTGGCCTACAACCCCGAGCTGATCGACCCTGTCGAGAACGCGCGCCTACTGGCCACATCCCTCGACAAGGTCCGCCGGTATTGCGGCTGGCACGTTTCGCCGGTCCGGTCGGACACCTTCGTGGTCGACGGCGGCGGATGGCCTTACATCGTCATCCCGACGCTGAAGGTCGATTCCATTACCTCGTGCACCGAAGATGGCGTGACTGTTCCGGTCGACGAGATCGAGCAGTACACCAACGAACCCGGAATCCTGTACCGCAAGGACGGTTTCTGGCGTGGGCGCGTGGTGGTCACGGTGGAGCATGGCTTCGCCGCGGCCGAGGCAATGGCCTTCCGCGAGGAGGTGCTGGCGCTCATTGACCGCACCGTGGCCAGTGCCGGCACGGGCCTCAGTGGTCAGCTTACTGGCATCGAGGTCGACGATGTCTCCCTGCGCGCGTCTGGTATCACAGACCGTAGCTGGGGTATCGCCAAGCAACCGATGCAAGAGTCCGTCCTGTACCAGTATCGATTGATTCCGGTCGCATGAGGCTAGGCAGTCAGACGGTCTACTTCGTCACTGTCACCGAGGATTTGAACAACCGCGACATCCTGGGCAATCCCGAGACTGTCCGCGTAAAGGTACCCGTGCGCGGGTGCCGCTTTCGTCCGATGACCGCCAAGGAGGAGATCGACGCCCCGGCGATCAACGTGGGCGACATCGTTACCGACCCGTGGAGGTGCACCGCGCCGCCGACGGCCACGGTGATGGCAGCCAAGTCGAACGACGAGGTCGAGGTCGACGGCATCACCTACCAGATCGTCGGCGGGCCAAGGGTGTTCCCGGGTCCGCGCGGCCGGCCGTTCAAGGTGACGATCATCTGCCAGCGGATGGACGGCTGATGTGGCTAGAACCGAAACCTGGGTCACTTCGCATGTAGAGGTCCGCTACAAGGACGTCGAGGACACGATCTTCGACGGACTGAGTCGCAATCGCGACATCAAGCGGGCCTTGCGCCGTTTTATCTACGATATTCACGACACCTGGGTATTCATCTGGGACTCCTCTATGGAGGGCGTCCTTGCCCAGGAAACAGGAAAGCCGCACCCGTACGCGACGGGGAGTTATCGGCGGAATATCAAGAAGAAAGAGCTATCGCTCGGCCAACGGCTATGGATTAAACGCGCCCTACGAAAGGGTGGCGTTATGGTCGGCCTCGTTTATAACGACGACCCGAAAGCCCATTGGATCGAATACGGCACAAATGAAGATAAGCCGGGATCGCGCTCTCCATGGGGTCCGAAAACACCCACTCCAGAATTCGCGCCTATGCGCCGCACAGTTGCGGCAATGGAGAGGAAACCGAACGTCCGATGACCGTCGAAATGACCAACTGGGCACCGCCGAATGGGCTGGAAGTCCTGCAGGTATGGCTCTCTCCGCTGGGGGAGTGCCGATCTGAGAAGCCCACCAATTCGGTATTGCCATTCATCATGGTAGCCCGCGGCGGCGGCAATGCGGATGGGCTTGTCGACAACGGCAAGTATTCGATCCACGTCTTTCATGAGACCGAGGCTAAGGCTTCGACTTTCTGCACCCTGGTGCACCGGCGAATGGAATATCTCGCCGGTCGATTCACTGGCCAGCAGCGGGTAACCATTTCGACCGGCGACGTATATGCGGACAATGTCTACAACACGGAGTACTTCCGTAAGCAGAAATACGTCGACGATGGACAGCCCAAAAAGATTTACCAGATGATCGGCCTCTACGAGGTCGACTTCCGGTATATAGCCGCTAGTTGAGCGGTATCCGCCTGTTGCAGGTGGTGCACAACTTGTCGTGATTGAGCCGGCCGACGCCGGTCTTGTAGGTCACGTAATCCCACGTGTGCTTCCACGGCCTGCAGCGCGGGCCTTTGGTCTGAATCTTTCCGCCTAGCGCGAATTCACCCCAATAGACCTGCAAAAAGCCGCCGTCCTCGTCGATTCGGGCGACGGCGCTTTCACGTACGTCCCTCGTCAGGAGATTCCTGGGCGGTTCGTGCACATCCCCACCCTACCAGATCTCCCAATTTCCAAGAGAGGAAAAACATGGCGAAGTACCGCACCCTCAAGGCTGTTTCTTACGTCGTCGACGGCAAGGTCCAGTCGGTTGCGGCCAACCGCACCGTCGACCTGACCGACGCGCAGGCCGAGGCGCTTGGCGCCGATGTGGAGCGCTCGCTCTCCGAGGACGCGATGTTCCCCGGCGGCGCCCCGATCATCCCGGCCGGCTTCGTGATTGAGGCCGATGTCGAGCCTGTCGATCCCAAGACGCTCGTCAGTGGCCTGCCCGCGCCCACCGCGAAGGCGAAGCCCGCCGAGAAGTAATTCGGCCCCAACCAACTAATCCTCGCCGCCCTGTGAGCAGGGCAATTCGAAAGGAACAACTAGCTTATGGCATTGCCCAACTCCGGCGGTACTTACGGGCAGATCCTGCAGCAGGGCATCAACCCGCTGACTGTCCGCAAGATGATCGTGACCGATCTGCTGATTCGGGACTACCTGAATCCGGACGGGACGGTCCACAACCTCGCGGACCCCGCGGTCGGCCTGAACGACGATGGTGACTTCTCGCCGTTCGCGCTCGACGGCAAGCTGCGCACCGACCTGCTCGGTGAGGCACCGAACCTCGGGTTCTATCACCTCGGCGCCCTCCATGAGGACGGCCTCGAAATGACCTACAACACCGACGTTGCCGAAACCATGATCGCGCAGTCCAAGCGCGCGGTCCGGTTCGACGTCACCGCCGATAACGACGGCATCACCATCAAGGCCCTGGAGGGCATCCCGTTGGTCGACGCTCTGCGTTACGACCTGCCGCTGCAGTCGCTGCAGGATGTCGGCAAGGCGGGCTACGGCATTCGCAAGCCGGCGGAGACCCCGCTGCTGGAACGCCAGGTGATCGCGCTGGGCTTCGACGGCGAGAACTTCGTCGCTGAGGTCTTCCCGCGCATGTCGCTGCGCAACCGCGGCAACTCGTCGTGGAACAAGGCCGATCCGGACACCATGGAGATCGAGCTTGGCTCGCTGCTCTGCCCGTACGTGGGCACCCCCGCTCTGCGGTTCCGCGACGGCGCCGCTTGGCGTGGTCTGCAGGGCCGCCCGGTGTTCTCCGCGCCGCCTGTCGCCACCGCGGTGGTCGGCCAGCTCGCGGATGTCGTGTTCGCCAAGCCGACCTCGAAGTCGAGCGAACTCACCTACGTCGTCGAGAAGTCCAACGACGGCGGTGCTACGTGGACGACCGCAACCGTCGTTGCCGTCACCGGCACCACGACGATCACGATCCGTGTCAGTGGCGTGACGTCCTCGGCCAACTGGGTGTTCCGCGTCAAGGCCACCGGCACGAACGCGATCACCTCGACCTCGCCGTTCACGGCATCGGTCATCGGCCTGTCGTAATCCCGAACTCCCGGTTGGGAGTTCACCTTTTCTACCCGCGGTGGTGGGCCTATGGGCTGTGTCCACCACCGCGGGCTCCACAGCCCTGCAGCCCTATTGGGAAAGTGTAGACATCCACTGAAGGCATGCACAAAGTGTAAGACCGAAAAATCGCTAGATCAGTTCGGCAAGAACCGCAGCACGCACGATGGCCTGCAGCACTGGTGTAAAGCGTGCAGCTCTCTGTATCAGAAAAGTTACTACCAAGCCAATAGTGACCGCATCAAGGATCGGCAGCGCCAGTACGCGGCTTCCCCGCGCGGGTCAGGGTATCGAAAATCACAGCGCCGCAACGACTATCTGAAGAGCAAGTATCGGATCACCGAAGCGGATTACATCGCCATGCTCGAACAGCAAGGCGGCGTATGCGCAAATCCGACCTGCTCTAGCGGGCCCGATAGGCGCAGCCTCGACGTCGATCACGACCACGCGTGCTGCCCCGGCCAGAAGTCGTGCGGCAAATGCGTTAGATCGCTGCTCTGCAACGGATGCAATGTCGCTCTTGGCGGCGTCAACGACAGCGTCGAGAAGCTTCGCGGACTGATCGCCTACCTCGCATTTCACAAGTAGTTCAACCACTTTCCCTCACAAATTTTAGGAGTAATCCATGACCAAGCACCTGAGCCCTCGCATCCCGATCTCGAACCAGGAGGCCAAGGAGCAGGCGGCCGACTACTTCGGCTTCGCCGCCAGCGTCAAGATCCAGGCGGGCGATGAGATCTTCGAGATCCCCAACCCGGGCCTGCTCGACGACGACCAGCAGGAGCGCTGGGAAGAGTTGCAGTTCGAACTGGAGAAGTGCGACCGCGAGCCCGACATCGATATTGCCGAGCGCGAACTCGAAGACGGCACAGTCATTCCGGCCAGCACGGTCAAGGGCGATTACCTCAAGCCGTACCGCATCAAGGGCGAGCTGCTGAAGCCCTCGTACAACGTCCGCGTGGCGCAGGTGCTCTTCGGTGAGCGCTACGAAGCGTTCAAGAAGGCCGGCGGTTCTGGTAACCAGGTCGGCCTGATCTGGGCGCAGATGAATGACGCGTTCCAGAAGCGGGTGAAGGCCGACTCCAAAAGTGACGGAAGCGATTCCACTGTGGAAGACGTTCCCGAGGGAGATTGAGTGCGACCTCTCCCTATATCACGGCGTTGATATAGGGGACTGGCATACAGGGAAGATGAGCAGCCGACGGCTGCTCACTCTTCTCGCCGGCCTCCCCCCTGATTGTTGGTATCGAATCAGCTCTGAGCAATTCCTTGAAGAAGTCAAGGTCGAGCAGGAGCGCAGTCACAAGCGCGAAATCCAAAGCCTGATCTACGCGCAACTCACCGGACAGTTCAGGGAGGACTAAATGAGCACCCATCGCCTTGCCATTGAGGGATTCCTTGGTATCAACCGGAAGTCAATCAACGACTCCGTCAACGAGATCCAGGGGTCTCTTGAGCGCGCCGGTAATCAGGGCGGCAAGCTTCTCGCGACCGAGTACGAGAAGAGCATGCCGCGGGTCCGGCGAGCCATCGGCAAGGTTAATGAGATCACCGCTCAGAAGACCAAGCTGAATCAAGAGGATGCCAAGGTTCAGGCGAAGCTAAATGCGTTGAACCAGAAGGCTATTGCTATCGGCGACGCGTTGAGCGACCAGAAGACGGTTCAGAACGAGTTGGTCAAGCAGGAGTCAGACCTGCTGGCTAGCCTCACGCGACTGAAGGCGAAGGCCTCCGCGGCGGAAAAGGACTTGTCGGCAGCGGAAGCTAAGCGCGACAAGCTCAAGAAGGACCACGCCGACACTACGAAGTCTGAGCTGGCCAATATCGATCAGCAGATCCGTGCATTGCGCGCGTACGCCAAGGTCGCCGAGAGCGCAGAGGACGCCAAGGCTGCTCGACGCCGCGCGGATCTCATGAGCGACGACTCCAGTGGCCTGCGCAAGCGAAATATCGAAGAGCTGAAGGCAATTGCCGATCAGCAGCGGATGGTCGATCAGTTGCGCGACAGCTACAACGACGCCACCGCCGCCGTGCAAGCCACCCAGGCCGCCAGTCGAGCCGCAACCGCCGCACGCAAGAAGGGCGTCTCGGAGCTGAGCGCCGTCGAGTCCGAGCACAGCAAGATCGTGAAGGAGTCGGCCTCGGTAAGCGAGGAGGCGAATCGCATCAGCGAGGAGTCGACGAAGCTCGCCGAGAAGGAGGAGGAGGCCGTCAGGTCCCTCGCCGAGGCCAAGCGCGCCGCCTCCGATGCTGAGAAGAACAAGCGCCGCGGTAGCAATAATGGCGGCAGCATGGGCACTTTGGGCTCGATGCTGACCGACCTGCCCGGCGTTCCGGGCGGTCGCGCCGGCGCTGTCATCGGCTCGGGCGTGCTCATTACCTTGGCCAGCGTCGCAGAGGCTGCCGTCACCGCGTCGCAGGCTCTCGCAGTCCTTCCCGCAGTGGCAACAGCAGGCGGGGCGGCCATGGCCACCTTGGCAATTGGCACAGCCGGCTTCGCCGACACGATCAAGCATATGGGCGATCCGAAGAAGTTCGCCGAGGGTATCGCCGAGTTGTCGCCAAACGCGCAGCAGGCGGCCCTGCAGATCCAGCACCTCGTCGATGGCCCTATGGGCGAGCTGAAGAAGGCCACTCAGGACGCCCTGTTCAAGGATAGCTCGGGGATGCTGGAGTTTGCCTCGAACCAGTTCGGCCCTGGCGCGCAACGCCTTACGACCGGCATCGCCGGCTCGATGAACAACATGATGGGCAACGTCCTCACCGAGTTCGCGACGCCGGACAACATGAAGTCCCTCGAAACCATCATCAACAACATCCTTTTGGCGTTCCAGAAGCTGGAGCCCGCGGTCGCGCCGTTCGCCGACGCGCTGCTGGGGATTGCGGAGACGGGATCGAAGTTCCTGCCGCGACTAGCCGACGCGATCACCAATGCGGCAAACTCGTTCGCGAAGTTCATCCAGGGCGCCCAGCAGGACGGGACCTTCGAGGCCTTCATCAACAAGGGCATCGACGCAACGAAGATGCTCATCGGGTTCATCGGAGACCTTGGCAAGTGGGTCTATCAGACCTTTGGCAACAAGTCGCCCGAGGATTTTAAAGCGACCATCGAAAGCGCTGCTGGGGCAGTCAAGGGCGTAATCGGAGCCATCCAGGGAGCGGCTAATGCCGTGAACGGATTCCTGAACGCCATCAAGCCTGTCGCGGACGCGTTGGGCGGCTGGGAGAATCTCGCCACCACCGCGCTCGCGGTGTTCGTTGGCGCGAAGATGCTCGGCGCCATCGCTGGCGTCATGAACCTGGCCGGCGCACTGGGCATGGGCGGGGTTGGCGGAGCGTTGAGCGCGCTCCCAGGTCTTGCCGCAGCCGCCATGGGGCCCATTGGACTGCTGGCCGCCGCGGCGGGGTCGTTGCTCTACACGCTCAACAAGATCCAGAACGCCAAGCAGGTTCCAATGAACCCGAACGACGTCCTCCCGGCCGACGCCACGCCCGCAGAGCGGGCTACTGCCCAGCGGGGCGGCCTCCAGGATCTGGCGCGCGTCCCGAAAAGTCAAGGTGGACTAGGCCCCGACCCCGGCGAGCCTGGCTACGTTCCTCCCGTTCGCCCAGGGTGGGGAACCCCCGCTCCTGGCGAGCAGGCCCCCGGGCCTGCTGGGTCATGGTGGGGGTCGACCCCTGAACCTGGGGGTCCGCGATTCCCCGCGTCCACGCAGTTCGACATCCCGCCCGTCCCCGAAAGTGGCGGCGGGAGTAAGCCGTCCGATTCGGAGAAGATCGCCGCGGAACTGGCGAAGCTGAATCCGAGTTCGTTCATGCCGCAGATTGGCGCCATGCCAATGGGTGGCATGGGCGACCCTCGTGAGGTTCAGGCGGCGTACCAGAAGGTTATCGAGCAGGCTCGCGATGTCCGCGACGCCAATATGCAGCTTGCCGCGATGCAGGCAGCCGGCGTGTCTTCGGACTTCGAAATCCTCAAGGCGCGAGAAAAGGTCGCCGACGAGGAGGCCGACTTCCGCCAGGCGCAGTACGACCTCGCCGAGAAGGCACAGGGCAAGCTGTCCAAGCTCTCCGACGGGTTTGGCCAGATCGGTGCACAACTCGACAATGACCTCGGCTTCTCCAAGGGTCTTCCGGGCTTGGCAGACAACCTGGTTCGGTTCATCGCCGCACTGGCGACCGCTCCGCTCCAGGGCATGCTCGCGCCAATGGCCGCGGGCGCCAAGGGTACCGGCATCCTCGGGATGTTGGGCTACACCGGGGGCAACGACACCGGCAGTAGCACCTACGGCTCCTACGGGACCTACGGCGCTTCGTATCTCAATCCCGGTGCCACGACCGCATATCCGGGCGACGCCGCCCTTCTGTCGCGGGTGCCGAAGGGCACCTACACGCAGGAGGCTCGCGGTGACCTCACCCAGGGTCTCGCGGATTGCTCCAGCGCCGTCGAAGATCTGGTCAACATGCTCGACGGTATGCCGACCAGTGGCGCCAACGTCACTACTGCCAACATGGAGGAGTTCCTCCGGAGCCGAGGCTTCTTGCCCGGACCCGGCGGACCCGGCGACATGCGGGTCGGATTCGACAGCGGTCACGCTCAGGCGACCCTGCCCGGCGGGACGAACTTCAACTGGGGCAGTCAAGCGGCTGCCGATGCAGGTGGCCGTAGTGGCGAGGGTTCGTCGGTCATGGCTCAGCAGTTCTACCGTCCCGTCGGTGTTGGTGGCGTGGGTAGTTCACCCGGCGTCCCGGTTCCCCCTGTGGTTTCCGCGACTCCCGGGGCCACTATGCCGCCGGCGGTCAGTAGTACACCCGTAACACTACCGCCAGGACTCGTCCCTGGCCCGTCGACGAACACGGACCCCGGCCTGACCCCGCCACTGCCTCCGCTACCGGCTCCCGGCAGCGTCCCCACGGGCGGACCACTGTCTTCGGGATTCCCGAACGCCTTTGGCCCAGGCATGGTGACACCGAGTACGCCTCCGACTGCGTCCTACGTCCCGACCACTCCCGAGGAGCAGGCGGCACCGAGCTGGACGCCCGAGGGCGGCGGCAATGCTGGCGTTGGCGGTGGCCTTATCGGTGCCGCGCTGAGTGGGGCTGGTGGCGCTGCGAACATGATGATGCCCGGCATGGGCGCTGCAGCCGACATGGCGATGAAGGCGATCAACAAGACCATCGCGTTCGGCGGCAAGGCTGCAGGTATCGGCATGCAGGGCCTCATGGAGACCTTTGGCGTGTCCGATCCCGACGGTGGCGGTAACTCAACTGGCGCAAGCTGGTTGACGCGCATCGCCGGCGGTCTCGCTGGAGCACGCCCCGCCACTGGCATGGGCGCAGGACAGCAGGGCAAGAACTCCAAGGTCGACCCGAACGATCCTCGCAACCCGCAGGGTCAGCCCGGTCAGCCAGGAGAGCCCGGCCAGGGTGCGCAGGGCGGTCCTCAGCAGACCAACCACATCAGTATCGCCATCCCGCCGGATCGCGCTGGCAACGCCCAGCAACTCGCGAACGACGTGGGCGGTGCGATGTACAACGCCTACATCAACCCGGGCGGCTAAACCGAATAGTGAAGGGGGGTCGGGACTTTCGAGTCTCGGCCCCCTTTCTCGTCCCTTTTTGAGGCCGACCCTGATGAGAGGGGCTCTATGTCTATCTTCCCCGCGGGGCGCATCACGCCTTACGGGATTCAGCTCCTCAAGTCGGGCGCTGAACCATTCATTCTCTACGTCAGCGCGGATGGCGAAGCCACCTTCTTCTTGCACGGTGGCCCGCAGCCGTTCCCTGGCGTCACCGAGGGAGTCATCCTCGCCGAAGGCATGCAAGGCCTTCACCCTATCTTTTCTCATCTAGATCACAAGGGCGCCCGCCAGGACGGCGCCACATGGACCGACACGGTCTACGACCCGGCCGAAATCCAGATGAAGCTGGTGGCCACCGCCCGGACCCCCGAGGGTCTACGTCGCGTCATCCGCCAGTGGTACGCCGCGTGGGACCCGGAGAACCCGGGCACGCTGTACTGGGTCACGCCGGACGCCGGCGTGTGGTCGTGCAAGCCAAGGCTTTATAAGGCCCCGCCCGAGAAGCGCCACCATGGCGTCGAGACGCGCGAGTGGGCGTTCACCTGGACGGTCCGTAACGACGACGCCTTCTGGGAGTCGGTCGACTCGGTCTCTGAATTCTCGCTGGATTTCGAAGCGGCGTTCGACGACTTCAACCGCGACGGCGAGGGAACGCTCGGCGTCAACTGGGCGCAGACCTACACGGGCCCCGGCGGCGGCGTGTGTACCGCGGAAGACACCAAGAAGGGCCACGGCCGCGCGCGCTGGACCGCCAATGACCCCGACACGACCTTCACGGGTCGCAAGAGCGTGGTCATCGGCCCGAAGGCGGCCTACTCCACGCCTGGACACATGCAGAAGATCACCATCCAGATCGCCAACACTCCCGAGTTCACCCCGGGCGCCGGTGCGGCGAACCACATCTGGGGCCGCATGGGGCGCAATCCCGACGGGACCTGGAACGGCGACGGCGTCCGCGCCACTGTCGGCTGGGGCTTCTGCCAGATCTCCGCATTTATCGACTTTGAAGAGACGGTCCTGGATCGAGAATTCGTTCTCATCCCGCCGCTGCGCAATGACGTTTTCAGCTTCTACTGCGGCACGGAGGACGACCCCTTCGAGCTTGTCCTGAAGCGCAACGACCACACCATCGTCAACGCCGACGGCTATCTGCACCACGTGGCTGATCTCGATCACCTCGGCGTGGGCTTTGGCCTGTCCGCCGGCGGAGCCATCCTCACTCAGGCAACTCCGGCGCAGGTGAAGTTCATCCGCGCCGGTGGCAACTCCGACGGCATCAACATCCCGATGACGGACCTGGACAACTTCGCCACCACGACGACCACAGGGTTGGGGGGCGCGTGGCCGCTGTACTACACGGGCACCGGCCCGGGCTACGTCCGTGCAGTTAACGGAAACACCGTCTGGGTTGATACCGCCCTCGGGCGCAAGTGCATCAACCGCTGGCTCGGCGCAAGTGAGGTGCAGACCGTCGAGATTCACGGATCGCCACTCACGTGGAATCTGACCTACAACGGCAGCGAGACGACTTCGTCGATCAGTCATCCGGCGACAGCGGACACGGTCAGGCTCGCCCTGGAGGCTTTGCCCAGCATCGCGATTGGCGACGTCGCGGTCTCCAATCCGGTGACCGCGGGCGGCGTCACGACCTATCAGGTGTCCTTCCAGGGCGCCTACGCCAAGCAGCGCGTGCCCGAGATGAAGGGTGCCGCACTCACCGGCGGGATCGATCCCTACGTGCAGGTCTACACCAGCACCGACGGCGCGCCCGAGAAGACCGACACCGACTTCCAGGTCCATTCGATCACCATCGGCGACCTCTTCCAGTTCCCCTTCCCTGACGCGGCTTTCATCGACGTCTGGGGGCGGCGCGACACCAATGACGCCGCCCCGACGGGGATTCGCCTGCGGATCGGCCCCCAGTGGGTTCGCCTGTCCGCGTTCGTGGCCGGCGTCGAGGTGTGGAACAAGCAGCAGGTGCTGCCGTGGATGCCCTACCCGGGTGAGTCATGGTCCCTGGTGTGCGGTCGCGCGGGCGAACCGCGGACATTCGTCGTCCGCCGGCACGGCTCAACGCTTTTCACCTACAAGGAGAAGGGCACCGCCTCTGCGTTGGGCGTGAACTACCGCCGCGGCGGCTTTGGCATGGAGTCCGGTGACGGCACCTTCAGCCAGAAGATCCCGCCGTCGGTCTTGGACTGGCGGATGGGCGACAACGCCGCGATCAAGCAGTCCGGATACCTGAATCTCACCAACTTCGGTGACCAGCCGGCCCATCCGACTCTCGTGGTTTATGGCCCGGGGACATTCCGGTTCAGCAATGGCGCGGGCACTGACGCCAACATCGTTTTCGGCCCCCTCAAGGAGGGCGAGATCGCGCTCATCGAGACGCATCCCGGCAAGCGTGGTGTCTACCAGATCCCAAGCGGCGCACCGAAAAACGACAAGTTGTACTCCCTTCTCAAGGGGCGTTGGTCCAAGCCTATTCCCGCCCGAAATCTCGGGTCCGTCGCTGAGACCGTTCAGATGACCGTCGAAATCGAAGGCGGCGACTACGACTCGCGCGTCATCGCCTCCATCACCCCGAAGAGGCGCTGGCCAGACTAATTAGGAGGTTGTCATTGTCGATTGAATTCGACAAGCAGTCCCTCGATGACCTCAAGGCAAAGCTCGCCTCCGATATGTACACGGCGGTGAGCGCGGCGAAGATGGCAGCCGCGGTTGAAAAGGCTGCCATCTTCGATACCCGAATCGTCGTCACGATCTACGACAAGTTCTACATCCCGATGTGGGAGTGCGCGAACTATCTCGAATTGGCTGCCTCTTGGCCGCGCAATCAGGTGCCCACCGGCAAACTCACCCTGGCCCGCTCAGACCCGGCCGCTAATACCGTCCTTACCTGTCACGAGACAACCGTCCCGATCACTATCGAGGTCGGCAATCTTATGTGGTCCGGGCGCGTCAAGGTGGCTCACGACAACTTCAATAGCCCGGGTAGGGCCGACTTTGTCGAGTGCGAGCTTGAGGGCGATTACGCCTGGCTTCTGAAGATTCTCGCTTGGCCGAACTTCTTGCTGCCACTGCAAATCCAGGTGCCGTCACGAGGCGTCGCAATTGGTCCCGCAATTTCCTGCCTGAAATACATCCTCGGCGTGAACGCATTCCGTTTGCAGTCGGGCTTGTGGAACATGGTGAATAACCTCCTTAGCGGCAATCTCGATTGGCACTCCTGGTTCCAAACTGCGCTCCTGCAGGATGTCGACGGCCCGAACAATAAGTTCGACGTAGCCGATGTCATGCGAATGATTCGCACGCCTATTTATGTCGTGCCGAGTAATCCACTCAAGGACACTTCGCCATTCATCACCGTGAACTGGCGCATGGACAAGATCGCCTCCATCTTCGAAAAGATCGTGCAGGACAACGGCCTGTGCGTCGAGGTGAATCTCTGGCTTCCCGGAATGCCTCAGCCTCCTGGCGTTGGTAAATTCCCGCTCACGGTCGCGACCATTGTCGTCGACATCAAAGACCGTATGGGCGTGGTTGGTCCGACCGGCACGTTCTTCGACGGAATCTTGCGTCAGGCCGTTGATCTGCAGGCTTCCGTATTCGGCGAGATCCTCGCGCCATTCCTGAACCCTAAGGGCGAATACAAGCCCGACGGATGGAATATCGCACCAGCGCTTGGAATCCATTTCGAAGACCCGTGGGTAGTTCTCAATGCCGACGATCCAAAGAGTGGCGTCCAGGGGAAAATGTCGCATCACACGCCCGAATCGTGGCGCGTAATTGTCGGCGGCAAATCTCCGAAGTGGATAGATGACCTAATTAACGCGACGTTCTCGTTCATTCTTGACATGATCATGGTCATTGTCGGTATTACGGGAATTGCGTCCAACATGTTCGACGGCCTATTCAACGACGTATTGCTCGCATTCCAATTGGCGGATAACTACACCCGCCGAGTGAAGATGGGCCCATACGGATATCCCGAGGTATTCGTGCCCACGGGATCGGCGCCGTACACCCTCGACGCCATTTTCGCGCTCAAGCGCGAGATGTGGAATACCCGCGGATACATCTCCGGTCAGGTGACATTCCAGAACGGAATTCCGTACGAAATCGGGCGCGATATCATGCCCGGCTCTCTCGCGACGGTGATTCGTAACTGGATGGTCTACACCGACTACATCGAGAACATCATCCTCTCCGATACCCGGCAGGAACGGGCCACCGTCATGGTGCAAATCGGCGACGGCAAGCGCGAAGAGGCGCCCGTCGTTCGGACGCAGCGTCAGATCGCCAATCTCGGCAAAACCGTCAACGCCATCCTGCTGACCCCGGAGTAATTCTTAAACGCTAAGGAGCCATACGCATGGCATTGAAAACCTGGGTAACCGGGGAGGCTGTCACCGGCGCCGAACTTACCAAGATCGCCGAGGCCATCAACAACCTCGTCACCGTCGCCGAATACACCACCGACACAGGTGGCGTGGTCAATGCCCCCACTCCTGCGGGAATCAAGGGCTGCCTACTCATGGCCATCGGCGCCGGCGGCGGGGCTGGTAGCGGCAATTACAGCGCCGGCAGTACCAACCGACGCGGTGGAGGCGGCGGCGCGGGTGGCAATGTCCTCGTTGAGCGCTTCATCCCGGCCGACGCTCTCGGCCCGACCTATACCGTCACCATGGGCACCCGCGGCACGGGTGGCGCAGCCATTGCCGTCACGGGCTCGGGCGTCGCCGGGACCGCTGGCGGTGCGGCGACATTCACCTCCGGCGGTCTGACCCTCACCGCGAGTGGTGGTCTCGGCGGCGCTGGCGGCACGTCCGGCTCGGCGCCAGGAGGCCAGCCCGGCGAATTCGGGGATCTCCTCGGATCGCCCGGCGATGACGGCTACACATCTGGCACTGGACCCGCAACTCCACCCAATTCTCCGATCACATCGTCCGGCGCGCGCCTGTATGGCGGCGCCGCGGGTGGCGGAGCTGGCGGCGGAGCCAACTCCAGCGGCTCGTTCGCGCCCAACGGCAGTAACGGCGGGTCAACGCCCAATGGTGCTGGCGGCGTAGGTGCGAGCGCGAGCGCTGATGCGACCGCTTCGGCCGCGGCCATCCCGGGTCAGCCCGGCGGCGGCGGTGGTGGCGGCTATATCAACTCGACCGTATCCCGCGAGCACGGTGCGCACGGCCTGGGCTATGGCTCGGGCGGTGGCGGTGGTGCCGCTGGCAGTACCACCGTTGGCGGCGGCTCTGGCCGGGGCGGCAACGGTGGCCCGGCTTATCTCCGCATCGTCTGGCTCTACTAACCAATTACGCATTCCCGCAACCCCTTCCGGCATGGATTGAGGAGTGGGGAAATAGATAGGGGAATCTCTCTATGGCTGTAACCGTCGATGGGAACAATCTCACCTTCGAGGGCCGGGTCACCGTCGTTAATGGCGCCAATCCCGAAACCGGCGTCGCTTACCTCATCCTCACCCCTGACGGCGGGTTCGGCAATCTGCCGTTCCTGGCCACCGGCGAGTCTGGCAAGCCGCCGGTCTTCGACGCGATCACCATGACGCAGGTAGACCCGGATGAGCCACTGCCGGTGCCGAACCCGCGCGTCATCACCGTGAGCGAGGGCGGGCCCGGCGTGGCGGCTCACTACACGATGGAGTTCTTCATCCACTCTGGCCAACAGGGTGAGACCGGCTCGATCATCATCTCCAACGCCGCGGACCTGGCCAGCTCGCCAACGCTGGGCGCCGGCACGGACAGCTACCACATCGTGTACCGCGCATCCGATGGTAAGTGGGTTCCTACCGCGCCGAAGATCGGCAACATGTACGTCCCGACCACTATCGTCTCGACGGCGTACAACGCATCGGGCCAGCGGTCGCTTTCCAGTATTGCTATCCCGGCGCAGCCATTCGACTGGTACCCAAGGCCTTTCGCTCAGGTCCCCGTCGTCGGCTCCGCGGATACTCGCGTTGACCTCGTCGTGCGCGTGGGACATCCCACGACCGGTGATCAGGTCGGTTACGCGAAAGGCGTTGCGGGCGTGTCGCCCCCGATTCCGATCCTGATCCCCGCGCCCCCGGCCGGCGTTTCAATGCCTGGCGGATACGGCAAGGTGCTGGCCGGCAATCCCGCAGTGGTCTACCTCATGGCCGAACAGAAGGCCCCGTCCAGCAACCCGTGGTCGACCCCTGGGTCGCCTGACGCGACGTACTGCGTCGAGGTCGTTCCCGTTCTCTAAGAGGAGGTCTCGTGGCCGAGGGCCAGAAGGATTTTCCAAACACTCCTGTTACCCCGTCGGGTATGCCCGACGGGTATGTCACCCCCTCCACGGATGGCAGTGGCAAGAATCCGCCCAAGTCCCCTCAAGAGATCGACCACTTCCGGGGCAACTTTCTGGAGATGCTCCTCCGGGAGGTTGTGAAGGCCGTCAACGGTGTGTTCGTTCACGGCATCGGCGGAGCCTTCGAGCAACTCAGTAGCTGGGCCTCGGACCTGTGGAATGCGGCCGAAACGGCGGCGAACATGCTGCGGCGCCTGCTCACGCGGATTGGAGCGTCGGCGGGGGACGCCATCGAGGATGCGGTCGACTGGGCCGGCGACGCCATCAAGGGCACCGCACTCACCCTCGCCGGGCTTACGCAGAACCTGTGGAGCAACGCCGCGGCCGTCATTGGGGCGATTCCGCAGACCCTGGTCACCGGGCTCACTGGCGCCATTCAGGCGATCAACCTGGCAGTCAGGGCGGCGGAGAACTTCATCCAGGGCGTCATTGACGCGATCATGTCCGGCCTGCGAGGCATCCCGATCATCGGTGCCCTCATTCCGGACCTGCGCAAGGGCATCGCCCGCCAGAAGACTGACCAGCAGAGTTTCACGATTTCGGCCATCGTCTCCGATGCCCGGAACCCACAGTGGGTCTGCCGGTATCCGATCTCTGACGTCACCTACCCGGAGGCGTACAACAACCACCTGCAGGTCTTTGGTGACACTGGCGATGCCACCGCCGGCACGTCCCATACCCACAAAATGGATGGTGGCATATCAGCTCCCGCGGGCTGGTCGGTCAATCAGCATGAGAGCCGCGGCTCCTACCTGACCGTCGCCAACACTACGGTGCACGACACCATCGGGGTTATCGCGTGGAAAGACGCGGGGACGATCAACAACGTCTACCTGGAGCTGTTCAAGGAAAACGACAACGGCTCCCTGACGCGGATCTACAGCAGGGAATTCTCCAGCAGCCTGACGACCGAGACGGCCTACTACGAGTTCACTCTCCCGTCGCGGCTCGTGGTCTCGTCAGGGGAGCGCTACCTAGCGCGTCTGCGCAACTCCTCGACGGTCAACACGACAGCGAGGATCATCGGCATTACGCGCGTGGTCTCGGCCCCCGAGGACGGCTTCAAGACGGTCGGCTCCACTCTCACCACGCTTACCTCCTACACCTCCGGGCAGGCGGCAGACGCGCGCGCGGATGGGTCCACCCTCAACTGGTTCATGCTGGCCGCCAAGAGTATGCCCGAGGTCGACCGACTCTTCAGCGACAACGCAACTCGCTCCGCCATCGGCGGTATGTGGGTGCGGCAGTCGACGAACGCCGGCCTCATCGACGTCTACGAAGAAGCCTTCGGCTACACGGGAACTGACGACGGCGACCAGGCTGCCCTCTATATCCATCGGTGCACGCGCGACGTCAACAAGGTCGAGGCATCGCTGGTTATCAACGCGAACTCGACCGCCCGATGCGGGGTCATGCTGCACTGCAGCCGCGACTTCACCCAGGTCGTGTATCTCGCGGTCAATAACACCAGCGCCAAGATCTACTCAGGCCCAATCGATTCCCTCACCGAGCGGGCGTCGCTCAACGTCGGCGGATCAGGCACATGGAGCCTGTACTACAACCAGACCGACGACAAGTACACCGCCCTCAAGGACGGTTCAACAGTCGGGCTGGAATGGACCTCGGTGGGTTCCGCGGTCGAGCACGGATCAAACTACCGCTACGGCGGTTTCCGAATCTCGTTCGCATCCGGTGAGCCAGCCGGAACCGTCGACGACTGGCAGCTACGTGACTGGTATGTCGCCGTTCCCGCGGTGGTGAACGTCGGACGCATGGAAGCCACGGCGGACATGTTCATCGTCGATCCCTCTGCCGCTGTTGTTATCGCTGCGGTGCGCATGGAATCCACAGCCGCCATGCCTGACCCGAGTCTGGAAGTCGCTGTCGCAGCTTCCGTTCCGCGAATGGGCGCTACAACGTCCATGGGCAATGCCGACGTCTCGAACAACTCGTCGCTGCCGTACATCCTCGACTTCACCCTCGCCTAAGCCCTCCGTGCCAGCAGCCGCTCCAATACTGGGGCGGCTGCTGCGCCGTGCTCACGAAAGGCACTCCACATGGCGCCTACAGCCAAGTTTTACGCCGGCTTCTACCGAAGCCTCATGAACAAAGAGATCGACATCGACTCGGACACCTTCAAGTTGATGCTCTGCACCAACCTGTACGTACCCGATCAGGACGCTCACCGCTACAAGAACCACATCACCAACGAGGTGTCCGCGCCCGGCTACATCGCCGGCGGGACCACAGTCAGTCCACTGACCATCGCCTACGATTCGCCGACCAACACGCTGTCCTTCTCGGGCGCCAACGGCGTCTGGCCAGCGTCGACGATCACCGCGCGGTACGCGATCCTGTACGACTCGACGCCAGGCTCTGATGCGACGCGCCCCTTGGTGGGCTACCTCGACTTCGGTGCCGACTACGGCTCTGTCGCCGCGACCTTCTCGGTCGTGTGGCCGGCCAACGGTATGGGCGCACTGGTGGTTGCGTAATGCCTACTCCCGTAACTCGACTCGCAGTCGAAGATATCGCGAGCTGGCCCCTGCGTGGTCCGTCCGACCTGTTTGAAGCCCTCACCGAATTGGAGGCCGACGGCTGGGAGGGCGCGGTAACGCGCGAGGGAGGGACCTGGTCCCTGCGCCTGTCCGCCAGCGGCAAGCAGACGGTGAACGCCACGGTCGGCCAGTGGATCGTCGACGACGGCGGGCTCAAAGTCCTTTCCCCTCAGGAGTTCATCGCTCGATACGCACCCGCGGTGGAGGTCGACTTCCCGACGGTCGACGAGGTCGAAGAGCCGGAACCCGAAGAGATCATCCCCCAGACCAGCCCAGATACCTCGGTGCCCATCAGTCGGATCGTGCGCTGACCAGCCCTTAAGGAGTCACATTGGCTATCTACCGCACGCTCGGTCCGATCACATACGTCCAGGACAATGTGATCCGGACTATCGACCGGGCCGGCGTCAAGGTGGACCTTAGCCCCGCGCAGGCCCAGGGGCTGGAAGGCCTTGTCGCCATTGACCATACGGGCGACTTGGACCTCCCCCGCGCGACGGTTTTGTACTACGACGCGTTCGCCTTCTTTCCGGATATGGGGTACGAGCAGTACCTCTACCTCGACTTCGAGACCGGCCAGATCTACCGATGGCTGGACGGCGATTATATCGCGCTCGTCATTGGGGGCGGCGGCTCGGTGGACTCCGTCAATGGGAAGTTCGGCCCGAACGTCGTCCTCGATGCCGATGACATCACCGACGGCTCCACCAACCACAAGTTCGCCACCGCAGCACAACTGACCAAGATCGACGGCGTCGCCAGTGGGGCGCAGGTCAACAACATCTCCAACGGGGATGCCACGGACTTGACCGACGGCGGGGATTCGACGCTGCACTACCACGCAGCCGACCGCGCGCGGGCCAACCACACCGGCACGCAGAGCGCCGACACCGTCGTCGACGGCACGACCAACAAGGTCTTCACCGCCGCCAATCAGACGAAGCTGAATGGAATCGCCACCGGAGCAACGGCAAACGACACCGATGCAAACCTCAAGGCACGCGCCAACCACACCGGAACGCAGTCGGCGGACACCATCACCGATGGCACCACCAACAAGGCATACACGGCGACAGAGAAAACGAAGCTCGCCGGCATCGCCTCTGGCGCTACGGCGTACACCAACTCCGATGCGGACGCCCGAATCGCCGCCGCGGCGGCCACTGGGACGGGCAGCATCGTCCGGGCTAGTGCGCCCACCATCACCAACGCGACTCTCACGAACTACACCGAGACTGTCTCGGTCGGCGGCTCATTGGGCGCGACCAAGACATTCGACCTGTCCACAGGCACGGTGCAGACCGGAACGCTGACGGCCAACTGCACAATCACGATGCCCACGCCCACTGCCGGCAAATCCTTTCTGGCGCCCATCAATACGGGTGCTGGTGGATTCACTGTCACCTTCACTGGCGTCAAGTGGCCCGGCGGCTCCGCCCCCGCCGCCACGACGACCGCGGGTCGGCTGGACCTGTGGTCGTTCGTCGCTGACGGTACCAACTGGTACGGCAATGTCGTCCAGAATTTCACGCCCTGATGTTCGCCGCTAGGAATTCGACCCTCACGCATGCGGTCGCGGCACCGGGCGGATTGACGACGCTGAATTATCCATCATTCGCGTCCATTCCGGCGGGGTCGCTGGACGTGGCCATGACCCCCGGGGCGGGGGCCGTCATTGTCAGCGGCACGACGCTACAAGAGGGCAACTCGTCAACTGGCAGTGGAGGTTACGACAGCGCGCTGGTCCTGCCTGACGTCATGGCCGTAACGACCACCATCAGTGTGACGGTGACCATCGGCTCGCTCGGGGTTTCCTCAAACGTCCGCGGCAATGGCGGCGGAGTCTTCTCGGCCGACGGCACCAAGGGTGTGTATCTGTTCATCCCCAGCGCTAGCGGCAACTGCCGGGTGCATTCGTTTGCGTCCGGAACCGTGACTAACCGGACTGTGAGCACCCAGGTCGGCGTACCCGGCGACACCGTAACCCTGACAGGAACGCTTTCGGCTGGCGTCTGGACGTGGACGGTGAAGAAGAACGGCGGTGCCGACATCGCTGCGCTCACGTGGGCCGACAGTGGCCATGCCATCGACCTGCCCGGCCCGCGAGTCGCCCCGATATTCCGGCATCAGTACGCAAGCGGTCAACTCGCGTCCCGCGGCGTGGCCGCTCTATCAGCGACTGCCGCTTGACGATTCGCCATTTGACATAGAGGAGAACCCTTGACCTGGTACCGCACGCTCGGTCCGATCACCTACACCGATGGCGACCGCACCGAGCACATCACAAAGGCGGGCGTCCGAGTTTCGCTCACCCCCTCGCAGCATGACGAAGTCCGGGGCATGGTCGCCCTCGACCGCGAAAGCCCGCTGTACTACCCCAGGGTCGACATCCTCGCCTACGACGCCAAGGTGCTCTTCCCGCCCGAGGGTGACGATCAGCACGTCTTCTTAGATCTTGAAACGGGTGTCCTCTACCGCTACATCAACGGCGATTACGGCCCGCTGAGCGTCTCTGACGGCGGCGTGTGGAACAGCATCGTCGGTAAGCCCGCGGTCATCGCCGCGGGCGCCACTCAGGAGCAGGCGCGCGACGCAATTGGCGCCGGAGTGCGCTATCCGGCGGCGGCAGATCTCGAAGTCGACGAATGGGCGCAATCGGTCTATCTGCCGCGCGGTGACGTCTGGCTGCCCCTAGGCACGGCCGACAATCGCCTCGGCTTCTGCCAGTCCGAAGCCGGATCGATGTACTGGGAAGGCTTCGACACCGACGATATCGAGAATATCGTCAAGGGTATCAAGGCCGTTGGCGGAACTCGCCTGCGCTTCGCCGCCTGGTGGGGCGAGATCGAACCGACCACCCGAGGCGTCTACGACTGGAGCGGCCTAGACCGCATCCTCGACCTATGTGAAGAGCACGGCGTTGAGCCGATTCTCACGCTGGTCGGCAATCCCATCCCCAGTTACTCGACGCCAACGCTGACCGACTTCGCAAACGTCTTTTCTTCAATTGCTTTGCGCTACGGATCAAACGGCACCGGCCAGTTGCGTAACTACCAGGTGTGGAATGAGCCGAACCACGGTACCGGTCCATACTTCGGTTCGGTTGCCTTCGGCGCCGCCGGCTACACGAGCATGCTGATCGCAGCGTCGAACGCAATCCGCTCGGTGGACCCGGAAGCTCACATCCTCGCTGCCGCATTGATGTCGACGTCGACGTACTCCACGACCGACATTTCGCCGTCAACCTTCTTGGCCCAGATGTACAACTACGGCGCCAAGGACTACTTCGACACGGCCTCGTTCAACTGGTACTCCATCACGGCCGATTTCTCGGCCTATGAGATGCCCACTGTTGAGCAGCTCTACTACAAGGAGCTGATGGCCTGCCGCACCACGATGGTCGCGAACGGCGACGTCGCAAAGCAGGTGTGGGTCACGGAGTTTGGCGTCAGCCGTTACGCCGTCCCTAACCCTTCAACACGAGGGCAGATCCTCGCTGCCCAGATCGACCTCCTGACCCGCCACGACTGGATCGGGTGCTTCATCGCCTACAACTGGCGTGACACTGGCGACACCGGGGTCAGTGAGCACACCTTCGGCCTGGTGGATGTGGACTTCAACCCTCATCAGCCGGCGTACGACCTACTCACCTCCGGCCGAACCTCTCGCGGCGTGGCCGACAACTACATCACCAACGGCAAGATCGTCGACGGTGAGATCCATGGCAAAAAGCTGAACGTCGCTGGAACTGGCGGATCGGGCAAGTTCCTGGCATACGCCGCCGACGGAACGCTCTCTGCGGCAACGCCTGCCGGTGGTGGTGGCGGGGGCGGCGGCCTCGATGAATCCGCCCTGGTCGACTTGATCGAGAATCCCGCTTCGGACACCCGCGGAGAGTTGGACGCGCTCTACGGCGTCCCTGCCGAGCTTAAGACTGGCGGAGTTCCCGTGGGCACGATTCATGCCGACGCTGGCACGGGCGCGAGCCTGTCCCGCAGCGGAACTCGACTCGCCATGAGGGTGACCATCACCACTGGGGCCTCTCCGGCGGCGGGTGGAACCTTGGCGACCTTCGCCCTGAGTGGCTATGCCGGTGCGCCGATTCCCGTCTGCACCGGTGCCGATGCCATTTCAGCGGCCACCTTCCCGTTCGTCTCGGCGACGTCCTCGGTACTGACGCTGTCCGTGGCCGGCGAACTGGAGCCCATGACCGTCTACACCTACAACTTGATGATCACGGGGGCCTAATGGGAATCACAATCACCAATAAGGCCAAGGCGGGGTTGTTCTTTCGGCCCGTCGCCGGCGTCCTGCCCGCTGGGATTCTCGCCACCGACGCGTACAACGCCACGGCGCAGACGTTCACTAACTCGCGGGTGGTCAGCGCCGACCTCGGCGCGGCGGCGTTCAATATCCAGGGCCAGCGCTGGGTGAACTACAACAGCGAGGGCGTGATGAACACCCCGACTGATCGCGCCATCGCCGGCGTACCGGTCGGGCACGTTCTGGAATTCGAGTTCCTCTTCACCGGGCTGGCTTTGGATATCGCCTTCGTCGGGTCGTCGTACTACGACAGTCAGGTCTACGTCGAGTACGGCGGCCGGATGTACAAGGTGCGCTCGGAGCCCCTGGCGGGAACGACCACCGGGGCGATGAACCGTCGACTCACGTTCGCAAGCCAGTACCACGGACGCATCCGCGTACACCTCGGCGGCGGCAAGCTGACGGGGATTCGTTGTGAAGAGTCGGCCATCATCAAGCCCGCGCCGGACCGGTTGCTTGGCGTCTGCGACGGTGGGGGATGGGCTGACGGAACCGGATTCAAGCAGGCCTCTGGCACGTCGTACCTGACCGCAGGGCTGTGCGATTTCCTGTTTGAGCGCACTGGAATGACGTGGACCCGCCAAGCGCAAGTCGACACTGGATTCTTCTGCAACGGAACTGCGACGGTAACTGATGACACCGCCGCGGCCAACGCTTCAACTCGGTGGTTCTCGGCGGCGCGCAAGACCCTCCTGGGGGCGCAACTAGCCGCAAAGCCGTTGTTCTACCTACTCGTTGGCGCCTATGCCGACGGCGGCAGGTCGGGCGCTACCGGCGCCGGGAACGGTCCGATGGCGACCCGCGCTCTGGAGTGTTACCAGTGGGTTCGCGGACAAGATTCGTTCTGCAGCATCGTGCACGTCTCTATGCCGCCCTTCACTGGAGCGGGAGCCGCGGGCACCGTGACCGGCCCGCCGACCGCTGGCAGTCCGCATGACTACAACCGCCTAGAGCAGCAGGCTGCCATCGCCAACGTGCCTCGGGCGCAGTATGTCAACGCGTTCGGCCCAACTGCTCCATGGTTCACCGGAGCGGGGAGCAACGGCTCGCCCACCACCTCGCAGCAGGCGGGACTCATCGGCGCCGACGGCGTCAATCCCACGGCGCATGGCTTCAATTTCTACGCCGGCAAGATCGCGACCGAACTGGCTCAGATGCTGGTCTATGAGCCGCGGGCAAGGCGGCAAGCATGACGACCACGCGCCTCGGTAGCCTGTACAGCCCCGTCATGGGCGTCATCCCGAGCGGCGTCCTGGCCAGCGACGTGATCGCCAACTCGGTGCTCTCGCTCACTTCGGGCGTCACCTATCGATGGGACGACGCCAACTTCAAGTTCACCGCACAGGGGCAGAAGTGGGAGCCCGACAACAGGCCGGCCTTAATTGGCGGAGCCTACGGCGGTGGCAAGAACGCGGGCACGCCGCGGACGATCACCGTCACGTCGGTGGGCATGAAGGATTGGCACTTCGGTCACATCCTTGAGTTCGAGTTCATCTTCACCGGTACGCAGTTCTCCGTCGAGTTCATGAACCGCGGCGGAGATGGCACCAGCGGATTCTTCGGCGGCCCAAAGAACTATGGCGGCGATCTCCAGGTGTACATCGAGTGGGGCGGCCACATGTGGAAGGCCGCCGAGCTTCCCAAGACTTCACTGCGCAACGACGGCGGAAAGAGCTACCGCAACATCGTCTTCGAGCAGCCCTACCACGGGCGTATTCGAGTCGTGATGGGCACGTGCGGGCTCATCGGTATCCGTACCGACGGGTCTGCCATCGTCGCGCCGTCTCCGCCGCGCTACTTCGGGATCGCCGATGGTGATTCGTATTTTGAGTCATCGCAGGCGTTGACTGCCGACTCGACTACGCAGTGGTTCACCAACGGCATCATCGATTTCCTCTTCGAACTCACCGGTTTCTGCTGGGCGCGAAGGGGTCAGGGCGCCACCGGGTTCTTCTGTAACGGCACCGGCCAGGTCTTCGACGACACCATCGGCCGCGACACCGGGTCGATCATCGGCCAGTCCGTCGTAATCAAGGGGCCGTCGCGATACCTCTCGGCAAGTCGCCGAGAGTGGATGACCAACGCGGCAGGCAAAGCCGAGTTCGGAAACTCGTTCATCAACTACCCCGGGGAAGACTTCGGTCAGCCCGTGGGCCGGCGACCGCTGGTTTACCTGCTCAATGGCACCTGGAACGACGCCTCGTCTGGTGGTGTCACCGAGGCTCAGATGTACGACCGGGCCAAGGTCTGCTACCAGTGGGTCCAGTCGGTCGATCCGAACTGCACCTTTGTGCACGTCGGACCGGAGCCGTTCAACGACACGCTGTTCGGCTCCAATATCGGCCCCCCCACCCCGGGGGACAAGCAGGACATTCATCGCCAGGGCCAGATGCGCGCCGCGGCCGAAGTGCCGAACACGCACTATATCAACCCCTTTGGACCGGCAAATCCGTGGTGGACCGGGCCCGGCCCTGATCCAAAGAATGGCAGCTTCGGCGTACCCACCAATTCCCCACAAGCGCAACTGGTTTCAAAGACCGACGGCATCCACACCCGACGAGAAGGTAGCCGCTACTACGCCAACAAGATTGCCGACGCCATGGCCGAGATTCCGATCCCGACCGTCAGGGCGCACGGACTCGCTTAACTTCATAGGAGGGTCATGACCGAGAAGGTCTTGCCATACGACCGCTCCATCGTTCCCCAGGAAACGGGGTACTGGTGCGGGCCTGCGGCAACGCAGGTTGTCCTCAACTCCCGCGGCCTGATCGTCGCAGAGTCCACTCTGGCCCGCGAGATCGGAACGACCGTCAACGGTACCGACTACGTCGGCCTGATTGAGCGCATCTTGGACCTTCGGGTTCCGGATGCTCGGTACACCTCGGTCTATGTTGAGCGCGACCCGATGACCGGGTCGCAGAAGGAAACGCTGTGGCGCAACCTGACTCGCTCCATCGACGCCGGATTCGGCGTGGTGATGAACTGGGTTGCCCCGCCGTCGAACAAACCCCGCGGTGTGAACGGGTCCGTGTCACCGTCCTACTCGGGCGGCACCACCTACCACTACGTCGCAGCGATGGGCTACAAGGACGACGTCCCGGGCCTTGGCCGCGCGGTGTGGATCGCCGACTCCGGCTTCCGGCCCTACGGCTACTGGATCTCGTTTGACCAGTGCGCCACGCTGATCCCGCCCAAGGGTTACGCCTACGCCGACGTCGATGCCCCGGGTGGTCCCGCGGCGCCGGTTGACCCGGACTCGCTGGCCGCCGACATCCTCCTTCGGGCGATGGGCGGCTCCATGCCGTTCGACTTCTACCGAGCGTCACTGCCTGGCGTACGGAGATGCCTCGCTGATTGCGGTGTGGCGTTCTCGGTCCCGCGTCTTGCTATGTGGTTCGCCCAGGTGGGCCACGAATCAGTCGGACTGAAGTACATGGCCGAGTTGTGGGGTCCGACCGCGGCGCAGCAGGGCTACGAGGGTCGCGCCGACCTTGGCAACACTCAGCCCGGCGACGGATACCGCTTCCGCGGCTCCGGGCCGATCCAGGTGACCGGCCGGCACAACTTCACGGTGTTGTCGCAATGGGCATTCAGCAAGGGCCTCGTCCCGACGCCGACGTTCTTCGTTGACAACCCCGATGAGTTGCGCGGCTTGGCGAACGGCTTCATCGGCGTCACCTGGTACTGGACGACTCAGCGGCTCATGAACGAGGCCTCGGACGCCCGGGACCTCGAACGTGCCACCCGCTATGTCAACGGCGGCCTCAACGGGCTCGACAACCGCCGCCTCCGCTACAACAACGCCCTCGCTATGGGCTCCGAATTGCTCAAAATCGTCACGCTCACCGACCCCATTGAGGAGTTTCTCATGTCAGATGTGGAGTTGGAGTCCATCTCCATCTACGCAACGCCCGGCGAGCCGAAAATCCCTCTCGCCCGGCTTCTTCAGAATATCGACGCCGCGCTTCACCGCTTCGCCATCGTCGAGCCAGACGCTCGCCTGGGCGACGCTGACGCACTGATGCGCCTGGCCCGCACCGCTGATGGCCGCGGCAAGTTCAAGGACGCCGGCACCGTCGCTCACGCGAAGGCGGTCCTCCTCGAAATCGCCAACAAGAACCCCGAATTTTTCAAGAAGGACTGATTATGGCTGCACCCAATTTCTTCAAGAACTTCTACCGCGGCGGCACCGGATTCATCATCCTCACTGCCGCATCCACAATCTGGCTGGGCATCAATTCCGGTGACCAGAGCGTGATCGCCGCCGGCGTTGCAGCGTTGCTCGGCGCCGTTATCCCGGCTACCGCTGAGCGACGTGTCACCAACCAGATCAAGGATGGCACCCTCGGCGCCTCCCCGGGTGATGTCGTGGTCAATGGACTCAAGGCCATCGTAGAGACCCAGGCCGCGGCAAAGGCCGAGTACGACAAGGTGATCGACGTCGTTGGCGTACTCCCGTCCATCGCCAGCACGGTCCCTGTCGTTGGGCCCGCTATTGCGGACAGCCTGGAGCATCTCGGCACCTCCGCGGGACTTCCCGGCCTCGCGGAGAACCTCGTCGCCTCGCTGATCCTGAAGAGTCGCGAGACCGAATGAGCCTCCAACTCGGCTCGAATGGGCTGATGACCTCAGCGTGGCAGCGGACCATGCTGAGGCGTTTCGAGTCCTACGCGTTGGGGCTGGACGGGAAGCCGCTGCTGCAGGATGCCTACTTCGGTTACGACGAGGAGGCCATTCAGAAGCAGTACCAGATCCGAACGGGCCAGACCCCGACCGGGAAGGTATCCGATCAGGACCTTCACCGGTTGGGGCTCCTGCCCACCCTGTTCTCCATCCACGGCACTGGCCAGGCGGACCCGTTCGGCATCGGTTACCCGGCCGATATCGCCCGCGCTGTCCTGGACCTCTACATGTGGCAGCCGGTAGGCAACTACCCAGCCCGCGCGGTGCCGATGGACGGTTCGGTCAATGACGGCGTGCACGAGCTGGCTAGCCTGGTCTCCCGGGCGCCTGGTCCGGTGGCCTTCGTCGACTACAGCCAGGGCTCGATTGTCGGCGGGCGCGTCCGGAATCGGATTCGCCGCGGCGAGTTCCCCGGGAAGTTCATCGTCGCCGCGGCCAGCTTCGGCAACCCGATGCGCCCCAAGGGGTCGTACGCGGGCTCAGTCGATCCTGGCGGCTCGGGAATCGATCCCGACCACGAGACGGCGGCCGAGGAGTTCTGCATCAACCTGGCGGCCAAGGGCGATCTCTACACCACGTGTCCGGACGGGAACGTCGGCGAGATGGAGCGCGCGATCTTCAACGCGGTGTTCCGCCGCTGGACGGGCAAGGACTCCCTCCCTGAGCAGTTGCGTGAACTGGTCACCAACCCGGGCGTAGAGGTACCCGCGGCGGGCAAGGCGATCTGGAATGGCGGACTGTTCGTGGTGCGCGGCACCGGCCCCCACGTGTCGTACCACATCAATCAGTGCCCGGGCACGGGGCTGACCTACTACGAGTACGCGATCAAGCATCTGCGGGACACTGCCACGGCCCGCCTGCGACGACTCGCGGACGCATAAGGACATCCGATGACACAACTGAATTGTCGGTCCCGGTGAGCACCCCCACCGTGGAGATGCCGGGCTTCGAGCCCACCAACATCTGGACGCTCATCCCATGGCTACTCGTCTACGGCTTGCCGGCGGGGTTGCTCTACTTGCAGCAGCGCAAGGGTCGCAAGGAGTCCCAGGAGTTCCGAGCCGCCCAAGAGGCGAAGACCGACGCGATCCATGAACAGACCGTTAACTCACACAAGACGAACCTGCGCGAAGACATGGATCAGATCCGGGACCTCGTCAAGGACGGATTCGGCAGGGTCGACGAGCGCCTTGACGGCGTCGACGAGCGACTGCGCATCGTCCAACGTGATCTCAGTATCGAGCGCCAGGAGCGCATCGACGGCGACAAGAAGGACTAAGAGCTGACCACCCTCTACACCAAACCGGACTGCCAGCCCTGCAAGGGGACTAAGCGAGCCCTCGACAATAAGGGCATCATTTACGAACAGTTCGACGTCACCGAAGATCCCGAGGCCCGCGCCGCAGTGGAAGCCCTCGGGTACAACCAGATGCCCGTCGTCGTCGTCAGCGACACGTGGCACTGGTCTGGACTGAACATGACACAGATCGAGAAACTCGCCACGCTGAGCGCCTAATCAGCTACCCCAAAGACTAAACGCCCCAGCGCTCCTCTTCCGGCCGTTCCCCCCGGTTGAGTTGAAGCGCTGGGGCGTTTTTCGTCGTCTAAGCCCCCACCCTTACTCGGTGGGGGCGTTTTTTCGTGTGTCGGCAAGGACTTTTAGCGGGATGCTGGCCCATTTGAATGTCCAGAAGACGCACCACAGCACCCAGATGATCGCCCATATTCCAGGGTCGCCCCGGGTGACCATGATGTAGGTCGACCAGATACTGAAGCCGGCCGAGGCGAGGGTCATGGCGGCGCCGACCGCGACTACGAACCACCGGGCTCCGTTTAGCTCAGGCTGGGTCGTCATGTCAAAAGCGTACCGAAAACAGTACGCTTTTGACATGGATATACCCTGGCGGGCCCGGCACTAGCATGTTTCTGAGATTTTGCTGAACAGTATGTGTATATTGTTGCCGTGATCGACAGTCGCAACGACGGCGCCTTCCCCGCCTCAGTATCAGGGAAGGCGGCAGCGCTCGCCGAGTACATCGCCCTCGGGCCAAGGCTGTGGCGTCAAAATCTCACATCGTACGAACCGGTTACGGGTGATGCTCCCGCCGTCGTGTCCATGACGAGTTACGGCAAACGCCTCAACACGGCATGGAAAGCTGTTGAGACCATCGCCAACGGGACGGTGCGACCCAACCGGATGATCTTGTGGGTGGATGAGATTTTCGACAGCCCCCAGTTGTACAGATTGCGCAAGCGCGGCTTGGAAGTGGTCCTGTGTAAAGACTATGGGCCACACAAGAAGTACTTTCCCTATGTCCAAAACTGCGCTCCCGCTACCCTTGTGACGGCCGATGACGACACCTACTACCCACCCACATGGCTAGAAGAGCTTCTATCGGCACATCGGGATGATCAAATCACGGCTTACCGCGCCAGGGTGCGCTCAGAGGGTCCGTATGCGTCGTGGCCCATCTGCGCCACCATGGAACCGTCGGAGTTGCATCTCGCCACGGGCGTGTCTGGGGTTGCCTATCCACCGGTCATCCAACACGCGCTGCGAGAAAAGGGTGACGCCTTCATGGGTATATGCCCTCGCGCGGATGATTTTTGGCTGCACTACGCCGGAGTTGCCACGGGACTCAAGACCCGCCAGGTGCGCGAAGAAGCGGCCTTGTGGTGGGAGATGCCAATGGCATCCAGAACCGGTCTATGGGACGGCAAGGGTACCTCCAACGACGCTATCCACGACCTGACCCGGAAGTGCTGGCTGGGCTAGTTGTCGAGATGCTCATGCAAGTTCGGCTAGTCGTCGTACATGCCCTCTGGGCTGGCGCCATCCAGGGCAGCCTGGGCGCGCTCGGCGAGTGACTGAGTCGGGGGAGTAGTCATCGCAGGACACACAGCGGGGCCAGGTCTCCGCTGCTGAGTATGGCGAGTTCCACTGGAACATCAGCGAATCCATCCCAGAGAAAATCGCCAATGCCTCGGTCGAGAGCTAGCGAGTACTCGCAATCCCGAAGGTCGATCCCGCTTTCGACGCATTCTTGGGAGTGGAGGATGTACGCGGCGGGCTCCGCGGTGATCAGCCGGCCGATATGAAGGCGTTGATCCCTTGCGACTCCGACGATCTGCTCGATGTGCGCGGGTGAAACGAGCTTGGTCACACTGCGCTCCTATTCAATTCATAGCCCATGATGCGCAACACATCTACCCATCGATCCGCTTGGCGAATCCATATGAGTTGAGCCTCCTCGGGTAAGCGCTCCCAGCGCGAGCCCTCGCAACCCGACCACTCATAGGCGTGGTAATACGCCTCCGCTACCTTGGTGACCGCCGCCCAGTGCATTAGATCGTCACCAGCACGTGATTGCCCTGACGGTCCTTGGCGATCTTGCCGGCACAGATCACCACGTCGGCGCTGGCCGCGACCTCATTGGGGAGTCGATGAAACTCCTTGTCAGACACCACGATAATCTTCTTTCCTGATGACATCAGTTCGCGGATGTGTTCGGTGTAATTCATAAGAGACTCCTTCGCCTCAGTGAGAATTGCGCATGGGGGAGGGGTGCCACACCACATGCAGTTGCCGCGCGCGCTGGTTTGGCTGTGGTATCGAATGACTGATTCGAGATACTTGGATTCTTCGAAGATCACGTTCTCAACCTGTCGGAGTTCCGTACCGAGCGATGCTGTAGGCCCTGTTTGTCGCGGTCCATAACTCCTGCTTGCGAGCCGGGGTGACTTGGATACCGCAGGCGCAGTCCTCCCATTCCCGGTCGCCGCAATCGCCCATTGGCCAGTCGGGGTTGAAGTATTGCCCGCCGTCGCCATTGCAGAGTGTGCACTCGTTGCGAGTCTTGTCAGCGTCTGCAGCTCGACCGAACGCGTCCACGATCAGCTTTCCTAGGAGTGTCCCACCGGGTTGATCTGCCCATCCGGTCATTCGTCGTCCTCCACTGCGTCAGCCAATCTGTCAGCCGCCGCGATGACGTCACTCACGGTATGGGCGAGGTCGCCGTACATTTGGCTTCGGGCTTTGTTGTACGCCTCTAGGCGTTCGGCTACCTCTTGGCTGATCATCGTGACGCCTCCAGTTCTGAAATCAGGTGGCCCCCAGAGCATGTGGCGCCTTCGTAGTCGGTGCGCGTCTGCCAGGTTGTCGCTTGACACTTCCCGCACCAAGCGAGGATGTAGTCAGCCATGAATAGGGCAGCAGGAGAAGGGATCTACGCACGTGCACGACTTCGGGTCCGCCGGCGCGAACGGCGCGTAGTAGGGGCGCGCCTTGGGCGCGGGGGAATCCACCCTCTCGGCGCACTGTAGGTGATCGGGCTCAAAGCACAACTCGAACATCCCGCAGACGCCACACTGGCTAGGCCGCGGCATTACGGTTTGATCCTTTTGTAGACCTCTGCGCACGTCGGACAGACCGGAGACCCGGGCTTGGCCGACTTGGTCACCGGGAAGATCTCGCCGCACAGAGCCATGACATGCGTACCCATAACGGCGCTTTCGGTGATCTTCTCCTTCTTGACGTAGTGGAAGACCTTGGGGGTGTCGTCGCCGGTGCGTTCGTCAGTGTCCGGCCGGTCGAGTGTCTGGGTGCTCACCAGGGACTCCCGACCTCGTGCGACCCCTTGGAACCCACCATGGCGTCGAGAGTGGCGTTGACTCCGCTGATGTGCCAGCGGTCGGACTGGCCAAGAGTCTCGCCGATGCCAAGGAACTCGTGCTGGGGGATGTTCGACCCGATCCGCTCGACGGACTTCAGGTCGTAGTAGTCGTAGCTGTCGCCGTCGCCCAGTGGCTCTTCTTCGATCTTGTTGAAGTGGAACCGGACGTCGATGTAGCTGCCGGGATTTTCGGTCATGGGTACTCCTGTCGATTGGGCCGGCTCCGCGGCGAGGATTGAGAAGTAGAACAGGGGAGCTTGTTCCCCTTTTTGCCGTTGCACGGCTGGCACATTGGCTGTTTGTTGCGGATTGATTCGATGCTGGCGGTCGGCCAGTTCCACCGCTTGGCTACTGACCGAGGAATTATGTGATCTACGGTCATGAGAACATGATCTGCATAGAGGTCAATGTGGACGCCGCCGCCCCTATCTCGCGAGACCAGCAAGACGTTGCCTTCGCGGGGGCAGGTCGCGCATTTCCGGCCCAGCTTCACGAAGACGCCCAAGCGTGAGTGTCCACTGTAGGTTGCGTATAGGTCCCTCAAGGGCAGGATCGTCACATCAATCGGGGCCGACCGTTTCATCAGCCGTGGGTGGGACAGTCAGAGAACGGATCTACGCATGTGCACGTCTTGGGATCTGCCGGCGCGAATGGCGCGTAAGACGGGCGCGCGGTCACGCCTATTGACTCCATTTGCGGACAGCCGGCGCCACCGAAACCTTCGCACGGGCAATCCTTGGCGTAGATTAGGGGATCAAGCTCTTCCAGGATGTACTGCACGCCGTCCCACCACTCTTGCGAGTGCGGACCCCTGCCGAAGAGTCGCTGATCATGGACCATCTCGCGGATGGGCCGCAACGCTTCGTTGGCCGCTGCATGTTCACTCGTGATCGGGGCTTTGTGCCCGAGGTATATGCCGAGCAGGCCGCGCTTGCAGATATCCTCGACGCGTTCTACCGCCTCTACCGCCGGATCTCCCATGTGTGACTCCTGTGAAAGTTCGCTGATAATTAGTTATTACGTCAGGTGCGATAACGCAGTCTTATGTCAAGCTGGAACGGGTCCGGGCTGCGTTGATTGCCGACCCGATGAGCGCACGTCGTGTAGGCGCCCAGTGCCCCGGCACGCTGTACATTCGCGCTCGTTGAATGCGGCGTTGTGGCAGCTACACGAGCACACGTAGCGACTGGGGCCATCCTGGTCGAAGATCGTCACTGTGCCGTCGCACTTGTCGTGATCCCGGTTATCGCAATGCGTCGATCTATCCATCATGTGCATCTCCTCGATTCACCGATAAGTGGGCGTTACGATTTGCCTGCCAGCCGTCGCACTTCACACACGTAGTCATTCCACTTGCCCGAAAGCTTGACATCGAGCAAGCCATGCACGTGATGCGCGCACGCTCTTCTGCGTGACCCCGGGTAGTCATATAGTCCGACCTCCCAGCGGGCGGGGCGCGGGCATGTGTAGCACTCGTTCATCGCGTATCCGCTACCCGCGCAACGTTGCTCGCAGGATTTCGCCGGTTCGGTCGAGCACCCGGCGGCAGCGAGATTGCCTTGGATCGACGCTGAGACGTCTCGCCTTGTCGAGGGCGGCAGGTCTGGAAACCAATGGATCAGACACCGCTCGATGATTTCTTCCGCGTTGTCCGCGGCGCGCGTCATCGCCAGTACCCGCAGTGCCGGCACCGCTTGAGGCGGCGGATCAAACCAGGCACCCAGCCGGTGTCGCGGCACCAGTTGCACCTCATGCGCCTACGTCCTTCCGCCAGGTCCGATTGCCTTGATTAGTTCGTCCCGCAGGGACGCGAGCTGGCCCTGATTGAGCCGAACGAATTCGGACTCTTCATGCTGGTCGATGATCCCGAAGGCGCCAGAAATCGTGCCATCATCCTCGCGCAGGAGATCCATAGACAGGGCGTTGCCAATGGCGTCCGTGTATTCAAAGTTCACCGGAGGATCCCCTCCGCGTCGAGCATGCCGGTCCGATACGAGGCTTCGGCGACGGACTCCTCGCGCGCCCGAAGCCGCTCGACCTCGGCGACCAGTTCCCGAACGAGATCCGGTGCGGCGGCGATGAATTCGGCGTTGACCTGGGAGCTGCCACTGCCGAAGCCGTCGTACCCACACTGCGCCTTGACAACCGTCGGGAAGTTATACTCCCCGTGGGTCACGCCCCAATGGATATTGCCGACATTGACGGCTCGCCAGCGCCCCTCGGTGATGCCTTCTAGCGACGCCTTGGCGCGTTCGGTCAGGTCGGTCATGCGTGCCGCCGATTGATCTGCTTCATATCTTCGAGCGTGAGTCCGATTCCGGCCGCGACGACAGCGCACTGCATCCATCCCAACCACCGGCCCAGCTTCGCGGCCGAGAACTCCGCGCCCGGCATATTCATCGCCGCCGCGGCACGCTCCACCATGTCCTGCAGGTGCCAGTAGTCGCAGCCATCGGCGAACCCATCGATATCGGACATACCGTATTGGTGAGCCAGGGTGAGTGTCTCTTGCATTGCTTCTAATTGGTTCATTTCAACTCCTGTTGAGTACCGCTAGCTGCTACGCCCATCAATCCACCTTGGGCCGGTACGGATTTGAGGCGTCGACACCATTCGGTAACAGCTTGAGCAGCTCATTACCCACCCGAATCTGGCAGGCTAGGAATCCGCGCTCCCACGCCGCGGCCAGCAACTTATTCACGTTGTCTGAGGTGAGGATCAGCCTCGCGGTCATCCAGACGCCGCAGCCGGAGTCGTCATGCGTGCACTCGCTGTGCATCCAGTCATGCTCTGGGCGGAGGCTATAGCAATCCTCCTCGTGCCCAAGGAGTTCCACGACCTTGTAGACGTCGGCGCTCATCACATCACCCATGCCGGTCCAACCTCCTTGCGCCCCTTGCAGGTTGCGCACTTGTTCTTGAGTTCTTTGATCCAGCCGAAGCCATTGCAGTCCGGGCACTTCTCGCCGAACACGTACACCTGCCCACAGCCGGGCCCGTAGACGAACTTGCCGTCATAGATCAGCTTGTCCGTTTCGGCCATGCACTTCTCGAACAACTCCCGCATCTCCGCTGGGGAGTTGGCGGACATATTGATGTTGATGCCGCTACTCACAGGAATGGACTCCTTCCGCGCCGGCGGCCGAGATGTTCGTAGTCGCCGAATGACTTCCATCCCGTATCGCCGCGGTCGTCGGCCGTGCGGTTGCAGCACGGCGTTTGCCATACCGAGCAGTCGACGTACCGCCCCGTAACCGTCACCGATCCGAGGTCGTAAATGCCGTTGCAGAAGCGGCACCGCACCGGCAAGGACATGGCCTCGACATCGGCCTCGGCGGTGCCATCGAGGTAGACCCGCCCGTATGTGTCCTGCTGCGTGTTCATGCTTCGACGGTAGCACGGAAATCTCTCAAACGAGAGGAATGTCTCAAAAGTGAGACGAACTGATCCTGGGCATGGGAGGAGACTCCCGGTGGTGGGATAAGTTTGCCAACGTGTGCGTGCGCGGAGGCTCCTCTACGCGCGGGGCGCACCATCGAGCAAGGAATTACAGTGGTGGTTTTTCCAGGTCAAAACACTGATGACCAGCCAGATTGGCAAAGAGCTGTGAAGCTCAGATAACATACAGGCCACCGGATGGAGGGGATTGCTGCCACACAAGCCCAACCTCCATCCGGTGGCTGTCTATAGATAGTAGAACTTTCCGACGACTAAATCTTCGGTCGGGGGCTCTACGTCTTCGCCCTGTTGATGTGCTAAGTACTGGCCCGACACCTGGTTGGCGACCAGCGCGCCCGTGACGGCGATCAGCCTCGCGAAGCGCCGGACGTTACCAAGACTGTTCATCGGTCAGACTTCCGCGGGCGTGCTGTTGGCGGAGTTGAAGGCCTCGACGACGTCATCCGGCACACGCCCGCGGTTCTTCACGTTGTGGCCATTCTTGTTCGCCCAGTCGCGAATCTCCGCCGTCGTGGCGCTCTTCTCCGGGGCCCTCGAAATCCGATGCGCGCGCCCTCGGCCGGCTCGCCGCGGCCCGACCTTCCGGCCGAACTGCACGTACTTCGACATCGCCTTGAGCATCTTCTCGTAGTTGGCGTCGGTGAGGTCGATGGTGTAGGCCTGGCCGCCGATGGAGAATTCACGTGTGGACGCGCCCTCGGTGTTATCGAGGTCGTCGTTGATGATTGTGACTGTGCGACTGGCCATGAGCGCTCATCCCCTTTTCGTATGTTTGTCCGGTAAGACAAACATAGGGACAAGCAATAAGGGTGTCAAGAACTAATTACCCAAGGCAAGGAACTAGTTCCCGCAATCTACATCACGTGTAACCGCGATCACTGGATTCATAGGACACGGCGTGTCGGCATTTTTGACACCACTTCACGGACAATGGGGACGCTGACCTGGACGTCAATTTACGTCGACACGCGGGACACGAGATCGGCGCCAGGACAATGAGTCTCACAGGCGCTGGCGGATCTTCAACGGCGCGACGTTGTCAAATACAGGACTATGTCGCCACGCCCACTCAGGGTATTTCCCCTCGAAATCGTGGCTTGCCTTGATCGCCTCGAAGATGCCGGCGGGGTCGCCGTCGTACGGGCCGGAGGACCATGCGGCGTTCGCCTCGATGACCATCTCGTCGCCATCGTCAGTAATACCCACGTCGATAACGCATCCCCGCGGCAGTCTCACGCTCATATTGCTCAGCATGCCGTCAAGGAACCGGGCCATCTTGCTCATCCGCGCATCCCAAACGGGGTGGAACGGGCGATTCTCGGCGCCCCACACCCAGTCACGGTGGCGATATGGGCTGAACGCCACGATATGCCGATGGGCAATCCAAAAACGCGCCTCGGTGACAAATTCCACCGGCTCCTGCAATTGCCAGATGGTCTCCGCCGGCAGGTTGTACTGCTTCAGCGTTTCTCGCAGGTAGCACTCGCCGTAGACCTTAGCTGGGACGCCGTCGTGCTTGACCTCGGGAAGCTTGGCGAAGGTGGCCTGCGTCTTGCCGGGGAAGATCTCGGCGAGCAGCTTGTTCTGGACCTTCCGGCCGCGGTACGCCTCAGGGAGGTTGGGTAGCCAGTCGACACCGCAGGACATTAGCGGCAGCCGCATTCCGGACTTGTGAGCGCGCGCCACCCACGCGCCCGGCGCCCACCAGTAGTCGTCGAGGTTTGCCGGGTCGAAGTCGAGTCCGAAGTCCTGAACGACGTGGACATTGGAGAGCTGCTTGAACTGCTCAGCTAACCAATTGCGATGCGTCACGATGCGAAGGGTCACTGAAGCACCTCTGTCGCGTCGGGGACGTACACCTTCTTGCCGTCGACGATGCAGTCGTAGCGACCGGTGTCGTTCCATCCTGGCGGCTCGACCCGAACGACGAAGCCCTTCATGTCCTTGCAGGACTGTTCGAACCGCTCGAAGTTCGACAACTGCGGCGCACCCGAGTTGCTGCTGCACCCAGCGAGCAGCAGCGCCAGCGCCGCGGCGCACGCAATGCGTAGCGTCATGATTTCACCACTTTCAGGAGGGGCCAGCAGTAGTGCTTCATGCCCATGTCGTCGAGGACGACGAAGGAGCCGTCCTCGCATACAGACAGGAGTCGACCCTCAACCACAGCATGTTCGTCTTCGAGGTCGAGCATGATGCGCACCTGCTCACCAAGGAGGTCGCGGGCCTTGTTCCACTCATCGGCGGTGCTGGTGCGTTCAATGGGCTTGAATACGTCACCGAGCTTCACGGGCGGCGGACCATCGCCCGATGGCTTACCGGCGGCGATGGCCGGGATTACAGGGTCACTCATGATCTTCCCCACCCGACGCCGACCAGTATGCATCCGGACAGCGCGAGGGTCGCCGACACACCGACGCCCAGCCATGCCATCTGGGGATGATGATTGTCGACCTCGTTGCCGGCCGCGCAGAGTGCGACGAACGCCGCGACGAACAGTAGGATGGCTATCGCGCGGATTGTCAGTATCCAGTTCATGGTTTGTGCCTTTCAATCATTCCTTCAAGCCATTCGCGGCCAACGGGATTCGCTGTGTGGACGTGGACTGTTGTGGGCCAGGATTCGTTCTCGCACATCCACAGAACAATGGGGCGGGTGGTGTCATCGCCGCCGAGATCGTGATCGAGGGACATCTCAGTGATGTCGGACCGTCCGAGAATGAGCATCTCTATGGCGTGTTCCGAAGTTTTCGCCCAGTACCACCCCTCGGGGGCCGGGCGGAGGTCATCTACCCATAGGCGCACTTCTGGGCCTCCTTGAGCATGGCGTGGCACTGAATTCCGTCAAGGCCCCACTTCCGTTCGCGTGCCTTCATGACTCGGTTGATGCGGCGAGCCTTGATGATCAGGCCGTTCGCGACGGCGCAGTTGTATTCCTGGCGGTCGAGTTCGTGCTCAGTGAGTTCCGCAAGGGTGGGCATTACGCCCCTTTCGATAAGGGCCTGCGCCCGCCCAAACGCCTCGCGCTGGTTCATGAGTTGGCTCTTGTATTCGCCGCAGATGCCCCTGACCCCGGTTGGAATGTGGATCACCTCGACTGTGTTGCCCGCGATATTTGAATAGACGTTCACGCGCCAATCCTCGGCCGGCTCCGGGTCGCTCATGGCCCCAGCTCCAATTCCTCGGTCGCGTAAACCAGCGGGGAAAGGTCGCTGATCGCCTTCTCGAATAAGACATATCGGGTGACGATGTCGCAGGGTGGCACCGTGTCTTCGGCGAGTTTGTCTAGGACGTCCCGGATCGGCGCCAGGGCTTCGCGAGCGGAATCGAGCAAGTGGTGGTAATAGATCCGGTCGTCGATATCCATCTGGGTTACCACCCGGGTCGCCGCCCACTCTGCGGGGTCGCTCACGCTGCCTGCTCCTTCAGCCACTCGTCGACCGCGGCGACCACACGGCGGTGAATCTCGGTGCCCTGCCTGATGGCGCGGCCTTGGTGGTTCACCACGAACCAGAGCCCGCCCTCCATCTTGCTTGCGGTGTACCACTTATCGCCGTCGTGGACCTGGAAGTAGTCGGGGCCGATCTTCCACCCGTTCACAGCTTCTCCTTGAGAGCGTCGAGGATCAGATCGTTGACGCTGATCAACTCCTTGATCAACTGAATGCTGGCACTGAGGGCGGCTTTAACGCTCGTCCCTTGTGTTGTTTGCCGACTGAGCGCGTTGAAGCTGTGGACTGTCTTGTTGTGTGCGTCAACGGCTTTGTTGTAGGCCGCCGCTTGCTGGTTAGCCATTGCGCATCGCATCCCAGATGATTCGGGCAAGTCGCGCGCGCATGACCGAGTCCATGTCCTCACGCGCTTGCGAGTTGAAGATCTGGGCGAACTCTTCGCGGCGGTGCGAGGGGATGGCCAGTAGGACCATCATCGATTCGATTGTCACGGTCTACTCCTCGCCCCGGTCGAGTCTCGGTTCACTCACCGCGGCGCCTCCTGATCTCCCAGCCTTCGGATTTGAGCGCGACCATGATCTGTTCCTGGGTCGTCTTAGGTGCCGCGACATTGCATCCGAGCAGCACGGAGCGGATGATGCTTTCGGGCGTCCTCGGGGTGTTATCCATTGGCCACCGTTCGATTCGGGTCGGCGACCAGTGCGGCCGAGATCCACTGCCGCCCAACATCCATCGCCTGCTCGACTGTCCACTCCCAGTCGCCGTGGCCGACAATCCCCGAGCCCGGGGTGACGAGGACATTGCCCGCGGCCGAGCCTTCTGAGAAGTACTGGTCACCGTCGATGTCGTCATCGGTGGGCTTGGCCAGCTTCACGATGGCGATTCCTGGTAATGCCAGGAGGATGTCCGCCTTGTGCGCCTCGAAGTCGGAAGGGCGACCCCTCCACGCCCTGCAGGAGCAGTAGCCAACCCGGCGCTGGTGTGCTATGCCGCCCTCGTCGTTCTCCCACATCTTGTGCCCAGCGAGGGCGGTGGCGAGAGCATCTCGCGTTTCAGACATTCGATACCGCCTCTGTAATTCGTTCCCAACGCGCTTTCGCCTTGGGGCCGAGCATGTCCCATGTGGTATGCCCGGGGATGAGATGGCCGTTCTCGCCTCGGGGGAGGCCGGCCAGGGATGCATGCTCACCTGGGGTCACGAGCTGTACCACCTGTCCGTCAAGATGCGGTCCACCGCGGGCGTGGTCGTGCCGGTTATGTCGGCGTGGAGCGCGTCCAGCAGCTTGAGGATGTCGGCGTTGGACGGCTCGTGCTCGATCCATTGATTGAGATCGCTCATCTCGCCGGTGATCAAGCGCTCGCGCATGATGCTGTAGTTGGTTTCGCCCGAGTCCATCACAGCCACCCGCATGCAAGACGGTGCTTACGCATGTACTGCAACTCCTCCTTGAACAGCCCGCCGCAGCGGCAGCAGGACACAGCCTGGCTGTCTTGCATGTTGAAGTGCTCGACTTCGAACCCGAGGGCGTCGATTGCGTGCTCGATGAATCCGCCGGCACTTTCGACGGCACGCATCTCGTAGTCGCAGAAGCCGTAGCCGGTTTCGCGCCGCTTCTGATCTTGGAGTCGCGCCGTGTCCGCGTCCCAGTTCGGGTCGTTGACGATCCTCACTGCTCTACCTCGAATCCGCGCATCGACTCGGCGAAGTCGTCTATGACTGCCTCGTACGCCAGGGCGACTGCCTCATTACCCGCCGCTCGGGCATGGTTCGCCTGCGAGTACCACCGCGACATGAAGGTCAACATCGCGGTGTGAATCTCCTCGTGGCGGCTCGCGTCGATGGTGGTGTGGTTGACGTGCCCGCAGGTCTTGTGATCTATGGCCACCGGGATCATTTGCCCATCCTCTGCAGTTGGTAGGCCCGTTGCTTCGCCGCGGCCAGCCCTCGCCAATCTCCATGCCACTGGCATGCCACGGCGTCGTAAAGCTCCCAGCGGTTGGAGGGGGCGTTCTTGGGGTGAAGGATCTTCCAGCGTCCGCAGGTGCTCTCGTAGTCGAGGTGCACCTGCTTGGACGGAGTTCGCCGCCAGATGATCTCGTCTTTGGGGGCGGTCATTTCGAGAGCACCAGACGCTCGGTGTGCTCGGTGATGCGCTGCACCGTCTCGTATCCGACGCCGACCTCGCGCGCGATCATCGACGGCTTGCACCCTTCGGAGTGCTTGGCCAGCACCAGCTCGACCTTCTTGCGGTCGATGCGCGTCACGCCCTCCGAGACGATCCGCTCGGCGAGCACCGCATGCTCCGTTACGACGGGCATGTTCGGGTCTGTCTGTGCATCCTGCTGCAATACCTCCGGCACGACCTGGTCCCTTGCGCGTCCCGTGAGGGCGAGCAGGGCAATCGTGCTGCCCGTGATGGACAGGTCGATGGCGAGCGGCCACAGCCATCCAATCGGCTGCGGGATACCCGCTTGGGTGATCGCCAAGTCGCGCAACGCCTCGAAGGAGAGGATGAAGGCGCACAGGGCGAGAAGTACCGTGATGCACATGGCCGCCCGGTACGCGAGGCCCGTGACCTGCGATTGCACCAAAGCGTGCACGCCGTGCGTGGCTCCGAGCAGGACCAGGGGAGGCACGATGGCCGCCGCCGCGGCGACTGCGGGGGACGCTGCGTGACCGAGTAGTGCGTGCACCACGTTGCCGGCGACGCTCGCCACCGTCGCGCCGATGAGCCACGTCCAGAAGAATCGCTTAGCGTGTTGCACCTCGGGCGTCATCGATGCACCTGCTGAACGCCGTAGCAGAAAGCCACAAAGCAGGCGATAGCCGCGAGCGTTCCCCCGACGACACCGAGGAATTCCCACAACTCGCCCCGCCGCCGGAGATGCCAGAGAAACCAGCCAAACCCGAGCACGAGCGGAATGCCGCCAGCCAGAATCCAGATCACAATGGCCTCAAATCCCCAGTGACGGCGTCGATCCGGTCGTCCTCGTCAGGCCCGATGGCGCAGCAGGTCGCCGTGAGTACGCCGCCAAACTCGGTCCGGCCGTTGTCGACGACGAACTCGGCGAGCAAGCCGGCGTTGCGGGCGTGCGCATAAACCTCTTGCAGTTCCTCTTCGCTACCCACCTGCAGGGTGACCTTGGTGTAGTCCGATTCGAGCCAATCGATAACCCGGGGATCGAAGACGTTCTTGGCGACGACCAGCGTCGAGGCGTGGGCGCCCTGGGCGACGAGCTTGCCGGTGCGGATCTTGTGACCTTCGGCATTGCGCAGGTCGGTCCGCATGACGATGACCTGCTTCACGCCGCAGCCTCAGCCTCTTCGATCCACATGCGGAAAAGGTCTAGCGCGTCTTGGTTGTCCATCTCGTCGAGAAAAAGGCGATGGGCATCTACGGCCGTCAACCCTAGAAGCTTCTCGGCGACTCTCTTCAGCCCCACCTGATGGCCCTTATGGAGGAGAATCCAACCGCCACCGGGACACCACTGGACATCAACGTCTGGACTCAATTCGACAGCCCAGCCGGCAATGCAGTGCGTCGTGCCGCATGGCGTGTTTTGCGCGAATGACATCTGATCGTGCAAGTGTGGATTCGCGAGAATGTGGTCAAGAACCATGCGGGAGTACGCCGCTCGTTCGGGCGCCATTGTCGTCGTCATGTCGTCTCCTTGTGTGGCAGTGGTCTCGACCGTATCACCACCGTCTCAACATCGGGAGAAAAATCTCAAGATTGAGACAAGATTTCTTGCCACCGTCGCTTGGCGCGGTAGCTCCAACTCATGGCTCTCCCGATTTTCGACAGACTCCCGGCTTCTAGTGCCGTACCCGACTTAGGTGACGACCCCACAGCCGACCCACAACGTGACGTAACGGGGCGAGACTTCAGTGGTGGTTGGGCACCGGGGCGTGAACCCCGGTCGCTCGCAGGCTCGCTCTAGTAGGTGTTTCACCCTGTCCTCGACGGACGCTACTGGCCACGCGCCGATGGCTGAAAGGGGGGTGTGCGGGTTCCTTATTGAATTCTTAGTTTCAAGTAGTGCCGAAAGGGTCTACGATTTTCGGCCCAAGCCGCGCTCCGGACCAGATTTAGGGGAATCGGCTAAACCTGCCTAAACCTTCAAAAGTAGGCCTAGGCGCCACGCTGAGGGAGTCGAGGCCTTTTCCGGGGTGGTGACATGGGAGCGGAGGGGATCGCCCTCCAGTGGCGATTTGCCATGTTTCCCAGGGTTAGCTGAACTCTAAGATACCTAGCGCTTTAGCGCTCGTTTGTGACCTCATTGTTCGAGGTCAGGCATAACGCTTACCTACCGGGTACCTGTAAGGTAACCCGTATGACGGCTCTCAACGACGCAGAGCGAGCGCGCGGGAACAACCGCGCGCTGCCTGTTCGCATCGAGCATGACGGGGCGCAGCGCGGCGGTCGGCTTCCGGCCTGGCTGCCGTCCTGGAACTTCATCGCCGCGGTCATCGCCATCGGCGGCATGCAGCTGCTGGCCACGATGGACAGCACCGTCGCGATCGTCGCTCTGCCCAAGATCCAGGACGAACTCGGGCTCTCGGATGCCGGCCGCAGCTGGGTGATCACCGCCTACGTGCTGACCTTCGGTGGACTGATGCTCCTCGGCGGCCGCCTCGGCGACACCATCGGGCGCAAGCGCACCTTCATCGTCGGCGTCGCGCTGTTCACCATCGCCTCGGTGCTGTGCGGTGTGGCCTGGGACGAGGCCACCCTGGTCATCGCCCGCCTGCTGCAGGGTGTCGGCTCGGCCATCGCCTCACCGACCGGGCTCGCGCTGGTCGCCACCACCTTCCCCAAGGGTCCGGCCCGCAACGCCGCGACCGCCGTGTTCGCCGCCATGACGGGCGTCGGCTCGGTGATGGGTCTGGTGGTCGGTGGGGCACTCACCGAGGTGTCCTGGCGGCTGGCGTTCCTGGTCAACATCCCCATCGGCCTGGTGATGCTCTACCTGGCGCACACCACCCTCAAGGAGACCGACCGCGCTCGGATGAAGCTGGATGCCGCCGGTGCCATCCTGGCCACCCTGGCGTGCACCGCCGCGGTCTTCGGCTTCTCGATGGGCCCGGAGCAGGGCTGGCTGTCGCCGCTCACCCTGGCCTCCGGCGCCGGCGCGGTGCTGTTCGGCTTCGCCTTCTTCTATGTGGAGCGCTCCGCGGAGAACCCCGTCGTGCCGTTCTCGCTGTTCCGGGACCGCAACCGTGTCGCGACCCTGGCCGCGGTGTTCCTGGCCGGCGGTGTGATGTTCACGCTGACCGTGCTGATCGGCCTGTACGTGCAGGACATCATGGGCTACAGCGCGCTCAAGGCGGGTATCGGTTTCATCCCGTTCGTCATCGCGCTCGGTATCGGACTCGGCGTCTCCTCGGTGCTGGTGTCCAAGTTCGCGCCGCGCTGGCTGGTCATCTCCGGTGGTGTGCTGGTGCTCGGTGCCATGATCTACGGCTCGACGCTCAATGCCGGTATCCCGTACTTCCCGAACCTGGTGCTGCCCATCACGGTCGGCGGTTTCGGGATCGGCATGATCGTCGTCCCGCTGACCGTCTCGGCCATTGCCGGTGTCGGTTTCGACGAGATCGGTCCGGTCTCGGCGATCGCCCTGATGCTGCAGAACCTCGGCGGGCCGGTCGTGCTCGCGATCATCCAGGCCGTGATCACCTCGCGCACCCTCTACCTGGGCGGTACCACCGGCCCGGTCAAGAACATGGACGCCGCCCAACACCACGCGCTGGACCAGGGTTACACCTACGGTCTGTTGTGGGTGGCCGCGGTGGCCGTCCTGGTGGGCGCCGTCGCGCTGTTCATCCGCTACTCGGCCGAAGAGGTCGCGCACGCGCAGGAAGTCAAGGACGCGCTGGACGCCGGAGAGCTCGACGGTTGAGCGGTCAGTTGCCTCACAGGCAGCCGTTCTAGCCTGACGCCGTGACCCGTATGCCCGCGCCCGCCGTCTGACGGTGTGGCACTTCCTCGGCACCGTCCCGCTGACACACGGTTTACTGCCCCCGCTGATCGAGATCGCCACGCTGGCCCTGGTGGTGCCCGCCGCGGTGCGTCGGGGACGTCGGCGCGTGCTCGCGCTCGCCGCGGTCTGTGGGGTGGCGCTGGCGGGCGGTGCGCACGCCTATATCGCGGCCATCGGCATCGCCGGTGATCCGGCGCCGCGGCCGTTGTGGCTGTGGATCGCGCTGACCGGATTCTGCGCTGTCGTCGCCGTGCTCGGCTGGGTTCGGACCCGGTGGTGGCGGCGTGTGGTGTCGGTTGCCGCGGTGCCGGCCTGCGCGCTGTGCGCGGTGCTGATGATCAATGTCTGGGTGGGGTACTTCCCGACGGTGAACAGTGCGTGGACCAGGCTGGCAGCCCCCGCGGTACCGGATCAGGCCGACCGGATGACGGTCACCGAACTGCAGTTGGCGCACGCACATCCAGCGCACGGGGTGGTCCTGCCGGTGACGATCAGCCCGGCAGCCTCCCGTTTCGCCCATCGTGACGAGTTGGTCTACCTGCCGCCCGCCTGGTTCGCCAGCAATCCGCCGCCCAGGCTGCCGACGGTCATGATGATCGGCGCGCAGTTGAACACCCCGGCGGACTGGCTGCGGGCCGGCGATGCGGCCGCCACGATCGATGCCTTCGCGGCCGCCCACGGTGGGACCGCACCGGTGTTCGTCTTCGTCGACCCCACCGGAAGCTTCGACAACGACACCGAATGCGTCAACGGGACGCGGGGAAACGCTTCGCTGCACCTGACCAAAGACGTGGTGCCCTACATGATCTCGAACTTCGGGGTGAGCCCCGACCGGAGCAGGTGGGGCATCATGGGCTGGTCCATGGGCGGTACCTGCGCGGTCGAGCTGAGTGTGCGGCGCCCGGAGCTGTTCAGCGCCTTCGTCGATATCGCCGGTGACCTCGGCCCCAACTCGGGCACCAAGGAGCAATCCATCGACCGCCTGTTCGGTGGTGACTCGGCCGCATGGGCCGAATTCGATCCGGCGACGGTGATGGCCCGCCACGGTCGGTACACCGACCTGTCGGCACGGTTCGTGGTGCCCAGCGGGGAGCCGGGGCATGACCCGTTGGCCAACCCCGAGGGGCAGGACGTCGCCGCGAACACACTCAACGCCCTCGCCCGCACCTACGGGATCGACGGCGCCGTGCAGACCTGGCCGGGCCGGCATGACTGGACGTTCGCATCCCGGGCATTCGCAGCGACGTTGCCGTGGCTGGCGGACCGGCTCGGCATCGCCGGGACGCCCAACCCCGCCGTCCACGCCGCCTGACCATCGTCCCGGTAGCCGATGTGGGCCGCAGGTAGGGTCGGGTGGCATGTCAGCGTCAGACCGTGGCATCGCGCGCCTGTCGGACAAGGTGATGGGTGTCGCCATCGTCGCCATCACCGGCATGCAGCTGATGTCGACCCTGGACGGCACCATCGTCATCGTCGCGCTGCCCCACATGCAGGCCGAACTCGGCATGACCGATGCGGCCAAGAGCTGGGTCATCACCGCCTATGTGCTCACCTTCGGTGGCCTGCTGCTGCTCGGCGGACGGGTCGGCGACGCGATCGGGCACAAGCGGGCGTTCATCTCCGGCGTCGGGGTCTTCACCATCGCGTCGCTGGT